TCCGGTAAAGCACAAGACGGTAATACTAAAATGGGGTATGTGTCCAACTACGGAGATGGTGCTAGTGCTGTAGATGTGGTAAAACAGAATTATAAGCACTTTGGTAAAACTGCTACGGAAAAAGGTAAGGTTCAAATGGATCCTACCAGAGACCCAAATCTGATGGCAATGTACCTACTTAAAGATGACGCAATTGCTGTTGAAGCGGCGCTACATGGTAATGTAGATGCATTGAAAAACAGAGCATACTTAGTACAGCCAAAAGGAATGCTCCGAGGTACTGAGGTCTATAAAGGTGGTGATGCTACATCATACTTGGGTGTATCTGAAGTTGGTAAGCCTGCTAATAAAGCAATGATGAAAATGATCAAAGACGCTCCAAAGAACAATAAGTATGACCCTGGGTTCCTCAGCAGAGCCGCTGATGAAATACAGCAAACACTATCTGGAGCAGCAAGTGGTGCAGTTGGTGGAGCTGTAAAGTTAGTTGATGCAGCCCAAGAGCTTGCTACGTATGTTCCACAGGTAGCGTATAATAAAATTACTGGTAAAAAAGTTGATATTGACTTGTTTGATGATAAGTTAAAAGAGCAAATAATTAGTGGTACTGATACCATATTTGGGTACAACGCATCTGCTGATGCTGCCGATCAAAAACGTGTTGAACAAGGCATTACTGATGCTGGAGTAAAATTGCTAGACCTAACCACATGGCACAAATTATTTACTACTGAAGACGGACAAGATTCTTTGCTGACAATGGCAAAAAACCCGTCCCTAATAGCGCATGGAATGGCTGAGATAGCTGGTGCTGGTGGAGGTTTAGGAGCTGTAACAAAAATTGGTACAAAAGTAGCAGCTCAAGTTGCTGGACGAACTTTTGCGAAAAGTGCACCTGCTGCTGAAAGTGCAATCAATGGAGCATTAAAAAGCACGAATACTAAAATTGATGACATGATGATACAAGTGCAAAGAAGCAGCTTAAGTCCTGCTGTAAAGGCGGAACGACTCGCTAAGCTTGAGGCTATGCAAACTCCTGCAGTACGAATGGCGCATTATCTAAAAGGAACAACCTTCAGTAATGCAGATTTTGCTAATAGAGCAAATGAACATATTACAGCGTACAAAGAAAATAATGGAGGAGAGATAGACCTTCCTAAGTTAGCAAGTATTTTGCTAGCTGACCGAGCTCTTTCTATTGCTGAGATTTATTCTGCGAAACGTGTGGCATTTGGGCCTAATGCGTTGCCTAAAGAAGAGATTGCGCGAGGATTTATGACAGCTGTAGGATTAACTGGCGCAGAGATGGCAAAAAGTATGGGAGTTGAGTCATTACAAGAAGGTACAGATGCAATATTTAATGTAATAAATACTAAATATGGTAGTGATAAGTACAAAGATATGACAATCAAGCAATTGCTTGATGCTGAGTCATCTGCAATTATTGGCGGGACCCTACTAGGAGCAGCTGGTGGCGGATACATGGCAAGTCCACGTGCTGTAGGTACACTACTTGCTCCTGCTGGGCAATACTTAAAAGAAAAGATTGCATTGAATAGCGCCGCTACTTCAGATCCTGACATGGTGCAAAAACCACTAGGCATGGATGGTAAAGCAAATATGTGGGCTAGTGTCGGAAGTCCTGACTTTTCAGTTGGAACTGATCCAAAATCACGAGAAGTATACGGTGAAACAATTGCTGAATTTGTAATTGATTTGGTGTTCTCCCCAGAAGCACGAGTGAAATATGGGTACATGGGTAAAGAAACAGATGCCTTGACTGGTAAAAAGAATGTAGAAGATATATTCAGAGATGGTACCAATAAAATTGCTCAAGTGTATGGGCTTACCCCAGAAGCGAAGCAAGTTGCTGAGTATATGCTTATTAAAAAGATTGTAAACTACTCAAAAGCACATAACTTAGATGTTGGTGGAAATAAATTTACTCCTGAACAACGTAAAGAGATCAATGCGCAGATGGTTGAAGTGGCTAAAGGCAACAGAGCGGCAGAACTAGCATTTGTTGAATCTCAAAAAGAAGAGATCAAAGCCATGTTCGATTCTATGGCGAGTAATGATAGAGCTAAAGAGTTCCTTGCTAAGTACAATATGGACCCTGTTGTAGAAAATTCCTTGATGGCTAAAATAGCAACGCTTAGCGAGGAGCAGTATAGCTCATTGGTTGAGGCGATTAAAGATATTAAAGTTATGGGAAGTGCAGAGTCAGGGATTGCTACAAAACTAGGTGCGATTGAATCGGCTCTAGAGGCAATGCGTGCAGAAGGAAATAGACTTGGGTCAAGTGAAGGTGCACCACCAACAGGTCCACAAAAGCGTAAAAAGACAGCTGCGGATGTAACAGCAGAGATTGCTAAGACTGGATTCTTACTTGATTCTGGTGAGTATAAAAAGAGTATTCCAGAACATGCAGAAGCTATTGAAACCTTTGTTGGTACTGGTATGCCATTAGCAGATGAGACAAAAGCTATTGAAGATTTACAAGAATTTGTGGCTCATCGTGGAATTGAAAAAGTGCTTGGGTACTCAGTAGATGAAAAAGGTACAAAAAACTTATTTCGACTCGCTGGTATTAAAGGGCGTTTGGTAGATAAGATGTACGAAAATGCACAGCTGCTAGATATTATAAACGCTAAATTAGCGACTCTTGAAGATGGTAATGCATTAAAATCGGTATTTGAAGCAATGGCTGAAAAGTTATGGAGTTCTCAACTTGCACATGAAAGTATGCTAGATAGAGCAAATTCAAAAGATCCTGTGGTTCGAAGAAGTGTATATCATGAGTTACAAAAAACTCGTGGTAATAACTTATCTCCAGAAGTAATTGATGCGATGCTAGATGAACGTACTGATTGGGATACAAGTAGAGCTCCAACTATTGAAGATAATACTCCAGATGCTATGTATGATGCAGAGGGTAATTTGTTAGTAGTTAAAGAAACTCCAAAGAAACAACCTAAGAAACCTAAACTTCCTGTATCAAATGTTGTGCCAGCTGCTCCTGTGAGTCCAGTTAATACCACTCCTGCGTTTAAAACAAGTGATGAGGGACAATCTGAGTACAAACTTGCAAAAGAAGGTGCTGAGCCAGAGTATGAAGAGCCTACACTGCCTACTCAAGCAGAGATTAATGACTCAACTGATTCAGAGGCAGTTAAAAAGGCTAAACGATACGTTATCTGGTTGGAAAATAAACTTAGTGAAACAGAAGCTTTGATACAAAGTAAAAAATCAAAACTTCCAGTGTTATTCAAGTTACAAGGTGAGTACTACAGAGCTATTAAAGAAGCGCGTACAAAACTGCATGCTGTAAATATCCGATTAGCTAAAGAAGAATTCCGTGCTAATCGACTAGACTGGAGATCTGGAGTAGAGTTAGAGTTTAAAAAATTGTTAGGGCAAGTTCGTAACACCATTCGATCCCTAAAAGGTGTTGTGACAAAACTATACAAACAAATTGTTAAGTTAGAAGATGCTGCTACTGAAACGATGGAAGAGATTGATAACTTACGTGTACAGATAATGGAGCTTGGGAGTATTATCAGAAAGACTGAACAAGCTAAGGTAGAGGCTATACAGGCTGTTAAAAAGGCTAAAAAGCAACAAAAGATAGATGAGGCTAAAGAAGTTCGTGGGCCGATGGAAGAGGTGCTTGGAGACTTTGTAGAGCCTAACAATAAATTAACCCAAAGTTTGAGTGCAATGCTTGGTCTAAAACAAGATATTGGAATTGATGCTGTGATGGACATTATGCCAAATATGCTAAAAGTCAAAGAGTCTGGCAAGATTATGGTGGAAAGTGCCTTAAGATCATTTAAGAAATTTGCTGAAGCACGCACAGCTGAAGGGTTCGCTCAGTGGTTTCCAAAACAAAAAGATGGTGATAACACAAATCCGTTGCGAGACATCAAAATTGGTGGAGTGGCTCTTGAAAATTTATGGGAAATTGAACCTAAAGAACTGACAGATCCTGCGTATAAAGTGCTTAAAGATGGTGTCCGAGCAACTGTGAAAACAGCAATGAATCTAGCTAGTGCAGTCACGCTAAAAGAAATGATTGATATGCGTGTAACTACCAATGATTTAATGAATGATATTGTAGATAATGGGTTTACAACATTATGGGGTGAGTTTGATGATGAGTTGAACATTCGCGTTGGTAAGACTGCCGTTAAAAAGGCAGTACGTGGTGGGAAGTATGTTCCTGAAGCTGTGTTCCGTGCAAATGCTGGTAGATTGCTGCTACGTGAGTTAGAGCTGAAACTGAGCAAAAAATTGACGGTACAACAACGTCCGGATATAGAGATGGCTCTTGGTGTATTGGTGATTAATAACATACTTCCAAAAAGAGCAAAAGATGTAGACACTGTTCGCAGAGGTGTTGTATTTGTCAAAAATGATAAACTTGTCTATGAGCATATTGCTGTAAAAGATGAAGATGTAAGTAAGTCAAAAAGTATACGTGTAATGAATCTGGAAACGCTCAGCAAAGACTATATGCGAGAAGTTGGTGAGATGGGTACTGTGTTTGAGTTTGCAACAGCAAGAGAGGAAGGAGATATAAGCTTAACCCCGATTGCTAAGAAGAAAGCTGATGCAACGATTAGAAATAGCGATGTACCGTTGGCAACACCTGCTAAAAACTACTTGGATAGACAAGGAGAACAATCTTGGGAGTTTGTTGGGCTTGAAGAGTATATACATGCAGCACAAAATATGTCTACTACAGAAGATGGTAGTGATTATGTGGAAATTATCAAAGAACAATTGCTAGGTAGCTTAGAAGAGTTAATAGCTAGCACACAAGCTATGGATATGGAAAGTAAACTTGCTAAGTATAAAGCAGAGGAGCTAATAATTGAGCGAATGCTCCAAGCACATGCACTGGTTGGTGATGGACAGAAATTCTATTTAGGCTGGGATTATACGTTAAGTGGGCGCAGTATGATGACTAATAAACTTGTTAATCCACAAGCAAGTGGTATTAGCCGGTTTTTAGTAGCAGCTGAAGATATGATGAACACTATTGATACTAAAGAAGTGACCCAAGCAGAGCTAGAACATATTGAACTGGCAATTGCTCAAGCAATGGGTATCGGTATTGATAAATTAAAGCCTGAGTCTGCGCTGACAGAGCTACGCAATAAGTATGTACATATTGTAAAAGGGCCTGAAGGACTTACTCTAAAATGGGGTAAAAACGAACGACTACAAGGGCTTGTGAATGATGCTGAGTTTAATCTTGGATCAGTTCGAGAGATGAATGGGGTACTCTTTGAAAACACTGACCCAAGTGCTGTGTCACAACTTCATGATGATAGTAAAACATTACTACACGTTGTACAAGCGGTAGAATTACTTCGTAAGATCCGTGCTGGTGATGAAACAATCATAACTAATCTAGCGCTTGAGGGAGATGGTATTACAAATGGTATGGCGTTTACCCTGATGCAAATGGGTTGGACAAAATTTACCGAAGGAATGTTAGGACGAGCTGGTGTATACGGCGGAGATAGCAATATCGCAAGTCACGGAGAATTCAAAGAAAATAAAGGTAAAGATATTTATGAAGCGCCTTTAAAAATTCTAAACACACTGCTTGACAAAAAAGCTCATGCACAAATCGATGATGTTATTGGTGGGGCATGGAGAAATTTCATGAAAAACCCAGTAATGATCTTTATATATGGTGCAGGGCTTAAGAACATTACTGAAGCAATGGCGCAGTCACTGATTGTTGGTAATAGCTATATTCCTGGTGGATTGGCAAGAGGTAAATTAGAAACTTTGCTAGAAATTTCTGGATTAAAAGATATTAAACCAACGTATGTGAAATACGCTATAAAAGATGGTGAGCTTATATCTACAAAACTCAATGAAGATGAGTTAAACGATGATGAGAAAAAGCTATATGCGTACTTGAGTGAGTATCAAGTAGGACTACTTACTAAAGCAATTGATGAAAAGCTTGGAGATTTGTTTGCAGAGAGCTTCAAATCAACATTTGGACCGGTTATTGAGTTTAGAAAAGCGCTCCAAACTGTAGAAGAAGTTAACTATACAATCTTTAAAATGAACTTTAACAAAAAAGTGAAGGATAAACTTGCTGGAAGAGAAACTTCTGTAAAAGGAGTAATGGGTGAACTTACAATTGCAGAGCTAACTGATATTAAGTCAGAGATGCTTTCAGAAGGTACCTATTACGCTACTGAAGCAGCGATTGAAGGCGGTTTGGTAGATTATTGGAAAACAGAGAATAAGGAAGGTGAGTCCAACCAGATTTCCGTAACAATTAACACAAGCACCTTCCAAAGTGGAACAGGGTACTCAAGAAATTATAATCAAGCAATCAAAGAGCTGGTTGCTAACGTTGGAGCAATTGGTGTAACAACAGTACATGCTGCGGATGGGTCAGTTATGATAACAGGGCATGTAATGGCTGTATTGAATATCTATGATGCACTGATGATGGGTACAGATTTAACAAAGAACACAAAACAACTCCAAAAAATGAATGAGTCGTTCTACGATATTAATATGACACATAGTATGCTTGGAAAAGCCGTTGAAAAAATGGAGTTCATGCTTGGTAAACGAGAAGGCTTGGAAATGGATCCTGAAATGGCTTCACAAGTACTTGGTGACCTTGAGCGTATACTTGGACCGGTAGAAGAAGGTGAGTCAGTATTAGACTTGGTAGGAGATGTGATTCATACCCTACGGAGCATAGACACTGCTAGACGTGACTTGGTTGAGCAAGAATTGGTAGTCAATCAATACGCTGCTGCCGGAGACATTAAAGGTTATGAAGCTAAAGGTAAGACTACAGAAGAGTTAGTTGATAAACGATACGCAGTATTTGCTGAAGAAGGAGCTGATACTGCTGTGCTAGAAGGGCTTGAATGGCTAGTAGATAGCGTAAGAGCTGGTATTGTGCAGGAAGTTGCTACGGAGGCTCCTGTTAAGCAAGATGGTGCTAAAATGGCTAAAGAAATTAGAGCTCTTGCTATTGATCTATTCACAAGTGGAGATAAAGGGCCTAGAAAAATAATGGAGCAAGTTGCTAGCGAAATGACTGGCACTACTATAGGTAAAACACTATTTAAAGATATGTTTGAGAATTTAAAAGAAGGTTGTTAAATGGCATGCAGAATACCTGAGTATGTGGATAAATTGATCCTAGCATTGGAAGCGTACCCTGAGATACAAAAACGTGTCCAAGAAATTAAAGATAATAGCTTTCCAAAAATTATCAAAGATAAATCGTATTCGGCGATGATTGAGGCATTAACAAAAGCTGTGGCTCCATACGCAGAGATGATTGTAGGTGGACCTAAAAAAGCAACAAATGATGTGTGGGGAATGCGCGGGCCAAACTCATTCTTTGGAAATCCATTTGAACGTACTAATGTTAATACTAAATCCGATGGAGATCTATCGGCTATGTACTATGATTGGTTGGTACGGAATATTGTACCTGCTAGCTACACCGGGGACTTAACAGCCTTGGAAGAGGCTAGGCAGAAAACATTCCGAGCTATACCACAGATTAGAGCCGTTCTGGATGGTAAGAAAAAGTTATACTATAAAGGAACTGCTGTAGGGCAACCATTATCCCATGCCCTAGTATTGCTTTATGCGATAAATCAGAATAAAGATAAAATTGGTGCACTAAAGATAGTGCCTCAGACTGTTGTAGAGCCTTCAGTAGCCCCAGTAGAATCTATTAATGTGTACTCAAAAGATAAAAATGGGTATGAAGAGTTAAGTAACTTAGCAGTTCGTCCATTTACTATGCAAGGTCGCACATTTCAGAGTGTAGAGCATGCCTATCAGTCACTAAAGAGTGGGACTGGACTTGAAGAGGATGTATATAATAAAAATTGGAACAACGGTGGATTAGTTGCACGAGGTACTAAAGGTACTAAAACTATAAATAACTGGAATACTAAAACACTTATGCCTGCAATAATGTTGCGTTCATTTGAACAAAATCCTGAAGCAACCAAGTTATTACTTAGTACAGGAACTGCAGACTTAACTCATAATGTGGCAGATAAAATATGGAAAGATAAATTTCCAGAATTATTGATGCAGATTAGAGATAAGTTACAAAAAGAAAGAAGCACTTCTGAAACTCCTGTTAGTATAGTTGAAGTAGAACCTATTCTAGCTACAGGTCCAATTATGGAAGTATTTGCTGGGGACAATACTAAATTAAAAGTTAGTGATCTAGAGAAGATGCTAGAAGAATACGAAGCCGAGTGGAGCTATGTAATTGACAAATCTTATGGAGAAGTAAATGCAGATGGTACTCCATTTAAAAGAAATCGAGATAGAGCGGTAGTTAGTGAGTCTGGAGAATTTTGGCAGCAACTGCTTAAAAATAAGATAGAGCTAAACTCATTAAAACGCGTCGTGAAAAAAACATTAACATTTGATTCTAAAAAGGTAACTAAAGTAGAAAAGGAATTGTTACAAAAGCTAATGTCAATGACAAGAGCTGAAATTGCTGCAATTGCCCAAGAAGCATCGCAAGCAGCTACTAGTAATTATGAAATGGCTCTTGGGGCAGGTGAAACATTTGAGCAAAATATAACTGAAGAAGAGATTGCTGTAATAGAAGCTAATAACAAAGCATATCTAACGGAAAATCCAGATGTGACAGTAGAAGAAGGGAATATGTTCCACTGGAGTGATGGTACGATAACACTTGACAAAGATGCAACAGCCGGAGAACGTGCTGTATACTTGGCCCATGAGATAGCGCATGATAAAACAGCTCGTTGGCTGGAGTCGAATCAAAAGGATACAGATGTGGTACGACTTGGCAAGATGATGGCTCAAGTACGTAGCAAACTTGATAAGGTAGTGCGTGGTGGAGTAGAAGGCATAGATGTGTATATGCTTAACGAGCGATTAACTTGGGATAGTAAAAATGGTGAGTTAGGATTGTTGCAAGAAAATGTAGCGGTTCTAATGGCTGAGCCAGATGTAAAGGTAGAGTTAGAGAAGTTAATTGGAAATGATATGCGTAGTTTGCTACAACGTGTGATTGACAAAATTAAACAAGTATTGTTTGGTGTAGAAGGTCAAGTCTACGCTGATAAAATTTATGAGCTAGTGAAAGCAATTGAGAAAAAAGCAGAAGGCCCACGATTTAGTCCAAAGTCTAAATCCTTGTTGATAAAAGTAAAAATCCCTTCTGCTGCTAAAGATATTCCTGCTGGATTTACTCCAAAAGAAGAGACCCACTTAACAGTGTGGGGTTTTCCTGAAGGTAAGCAATTGCAGAAAATATTTGAAGAGGACCCAAAAAAGGCTGGAATAGTGCAAAAGCTTATAGAGAAAGCAGACTTAAGCTATACAGAGCGTCCTGAAGTATACAAAATAGAGCGAGATATAGAAATGTTTAAAGATTGGGCCAATCAAGACTTAGGTAAACATATGGTACATGAAGAGGCTATGATTCAGTTAGTAGATGCTCCTGGGGTAAATGCCCTAATTGACGCAGTGAACAAAGAGCTAGGAACTAAATTCCCATATCCATACCCACATATAAGCTTTGCTGTAAAGGGTACTAAGTTTGGTATAGGTATAGCAAATAAAGAAGCATTTGATGCACTTACTAAAACTGTGATGTCTGATGTTCAAGTAAAAGATCAGATGGTTACGGAAGCCAAAGCTAAACAAAACATGGGTACAATTCACCTCAAAGACCGAGAACGTACGGAGAATGAAGCCGTGCAAAAATTGCTCAAAGAAGGCTGTTAAATGGAATGTGCTGCACTAAATGAATTGATCAAAGATAATGATGATATAAGCTACTTGGACAGAGTAGTTGATCGAGCAAATTACGGTAAACGAATGGCTGAAGCAGAGGGGCGTAAGCGTAAAACTGGGAAGTATTTTGCGCCATCACAAAGAATTCATTCGTTTATAGACCATAGCCAAAAATTGGTTGGGCAACGATTAATGATCCAAACAATTGATGGATACACCGCAAAATTTGTGACAGTGCGTAATGCTTCTGCAGTATCAGAAGATGTTGTGACAATTAATGGTGGAGCATATAAAATTAACCTAAAAGATGGTGTAACAACTGATGGATCGCACTATGTAATATTGGAAAAGAAAGTCCTTGGTAGTGCCAAAGAAGGGACAGAATTTAAAGCCAAGCTGAAGGTGAATGAAATTAGTGGTACATTGCTGGAAAACATGGATACCCTAATTGCTGATGTGCATGCCTTAGACGGGGATAAATTATCCCCAGAGTTCAAAGATTACTTAGGAAACATTTTCAAGATGTATGAGGGGGTCCTGCAAGAAGCCGGAAAAGATATTGATCTGAATGTAGAATTCTTCAAAGCGTTGGATGAATCGACTAAAGCATTCGGTGATGCTAATCCACAAAATGGCAAGATTCGTCTGATGATAGGTAATACAAGACTTCGTACACATACTGAAATTCTTGCTGAAGAAATGCAACACGTACTTATGAAAAATGCGATTAAGAATAATGATGTCTTGGCCTATAAAGCAGATCAGTTCCGTACTGCTATGAAAGCAGAGCTAAACAAAAAGTATGATGGAGCAGGGTACAAAGTATTCCTTGAGGGGATAGAAACTCCTACACAAACACAAATTGATGAAGCTGTTGGACAGTGGAACTATGCATTCAACAATAAAGATTGGCCGATTGATGAGTTCTTAGCACATGCAACAACTAATCAGGCCTTAGTACGTGGACTAATTGGCATCAGTACTACAGAAAAGCTGGAGTTGCTGAGCCCTATTGAAGAAAAAGGGCGTATGTGGGCAAAACTATGGAATCAATTGGTAGCTTTGGTGAATAAGGCTTATGCTGACATAATGCTTGATGGAAAGAGTGCACATGAACATGCTGTAAGTATGGTGCACAAGTTACTTGAAGTGGAACATAGAGTGCAGCGATTAGAGGATCGAAGTAGCTATGAAAAACTACTTGATACCATTGCTCGTACAGATTCAAAAATTGCAAAGATAACTGAAGAGATTGATGGTGAGTACAAAACATATCAAGAAATGATCGAAAATACAAAACGTGGTAAGGCTAAACAGATTGTTGCAAAGTTGTGGAATATTAAAGCATTGGCGAAAGCCAGAAGTTTTGCCCTACAAAACAATGTGTTCAGCAGTCTTGCAAAAAATATGAAAAACCCGGATATTGCAAAATTCTACGAAATGTTTCGACATAGTAAAGAGTTTGTAGAGAAGGAAGTTGTTGCGATACGCCAGAGGACAGCCAAAAACCTGGATGAGGTATATGGATTGGGTAAAGTTCAGAAAGGGGCTAGAGAGGCTGCTAAACGCGTGCTGATAGATGCAGATGCACAAATGCTTGGGGACAGTGCTGCGATAGCAGAATATTTACGGGATGACGCAAAGATTGAGCGAGAGCTAAATGAGTCAACTGCAGGATTAAGCCCTACGGTGATACTAGATATTGATAATACGGCAGAGTTACTAGTTAATAACTACAGTAACTCAGCAAATGTGTATACCAATGCACATCAAATAGCGTTTGAGCGAACAGCAAATTCCACTAAAGAAACAATAGCTAATATTGACAAAGCTATTACACTACGAGCATTGCAAAAGCTTAGTGCTGAAGAACGAGCCGGAGCACTGCAAGCACTAGAGCAGAACCCAAAGGGACTTGATGCTGCTATGGAATTAGTTCGTGAGGAACAAGCAATGATCCTTGAAAAAGCATATAAAGGGAACAAGTTATATGTGACAAAAGGTGCAAAGCAAGAGTACTACACCAAAGACAGAAAACGATACTTGGTGGGCGAAGCAGAGATGAAAGCATTAAGCAAAGCAAAAATACATAACTTGGGTAAAGACCAAGAGTTAAGTGAAATTGCTGGGCAACCAATATACGTGATGATTGGTGATAGTCTGGATACAAAATATAGTGAAGGACTCCTTAAAGTAGTACAACTATCCAATGAAGGGGATAGCCTTAAAAGTATGTTGATGAAATTGACAGAATACACGGAGGAAGATGTAGACGTCAGACTCGAGATGTTACGCAAACGCAAAGGTGGCGCGAAGAGCTCATTGGTCCCAGAACGTAGCGGAATGGGTGAGATATATGACTATAGAATCCGAGTGGCGCATGCTGATAAAACATTGCTGATGGAAATGGATAATGACATAATTGCGACTGTTGCGGCAACTGTGGCAAACTTAACACATAAGCAACAAGCTATGTTGAGTAATTATGCATCATTAGCGTATTTGAAAAGATTCCACCAGATGTATAAAACAGATGCAGAGCACAAGTTTGTGGAAATTGGGCCAAGAAGTGAAGGCAAATTCAAAGAGTATTGGGACATGCTTCCGTACTACATAAAATCTGAAATTAACAAGAAAAAAGAACCACTAATGGTTACAGAAACGATGTTAACGGACTTTTTTGGGTATCACGATGCGAGTATAATCAATGCACCGTGGATACGAGATAGTAAAAAACGACAACTGGTTGCGAAGAAATTTGAGCAGATTGTAATGGAGTTGTTGCGTAACTGGAAATTACAGATAGTAGCGTTTACAGGATCAACAGTAGTTGGTAATAATATATCCAATATGTTCATTGCGCTGCAGTACACATCGTTTAAAAATCCGTTGACGTACATGAATAAGTATCGACAAGTTTGGGGTATGATGAATGACTACCAAAAGCTCCGTAGAGAACGTATTGACCTGGATCTGAAACGCAGAGCTGGTGAGAAAGGGTTGGACAGAAGAATTGCTGCGTTAGACGCTAGTATGCGTGCAAACCCAGTGCATGTGATAGTTGAAGATGGACAGTACAATGTAATATTTGAAGACTTAAATACGTCTTACTTTGATAAAGAGGGGATTATTGAAGGTAAAATAAATGAGATGCTTAAAAAAGCGGAGGATAAGCGGGGTAGAAATATACTGAAGTCAGTAGTAGATGTAATTTATTTACGAAAAGATACTGCGATACATGATTCAATTATGAAAGCAACTACGTATTCAGATGCGATTAACAAAATGATAATACTGATGGACGCAAAGGAGCAAGCAGTAAAGCTAAGAAATAGAGGTGAAAGTAATCAGGTAATTGGGGAGTTGTTGTTTGGTGCAACAGAGAAGGAGATGGAGGTATTTTTCAAGAGCGGAGATATTCCAAAGAGTTGGTTAAGTCATATGGATGGGTTACATGTAAACTATGGATATTTGGATAATAAGTACATAAAATACGCCAATGATATGGGGGGATTGGTGTTTACTAAATACTTCTTCAGGATTTTACCTGCTATGGCTAGAATGGTTGCAACGAAAGGTTTGACAGTAGCGATGACTGAAACAGCTCAAAGTTTGACTGGTATCAATGTAGAAACACCATTAGATCAGTTTTTTGATCCGATCGGAACGTTGTCACATAAAACAAGTCTATGGACTCGACCGGAAAATATATTTGGCACACTGTTTGAAGGTGGCTTGGTGCGAGCAGTAATTGAATAAGTTACTCCTCTGGAGAACGAGTTACGTGCTCCATAATGATTAAGAATGTAAGAAAGACTAAGAAAGCTACTACTGCACTCATTTAATGCTCCTAACGTACACATAGCTACGTGCTAAGGTATACAAAACCGCAATTGCTGCGATAAGTAAAATAATGTACCAAGAAGCAACAAGTAATGCTACAAATATGAGTAAAGCAAAGGTAATACCAATTGCTTTAAGAGCGGACACGAGTAGCTCCATTAAACTTAAATGGAAACTTAATTAAGTACAACGACACCACAAGGGAACCAATGGTGCCGATGGTAAGAGCCGCTGTAGACATACTAAAGAATATTGTGACAATGATTAAGATACCGCCATCAACAATTGCATTTAGATACTGCCCTGCTTGAAATTTATACAGAACAATGATGAAATTAAATGCAACAGCTAATCCAATAATTATAAGTTCCATTAGATAACTCCTTTTGAACGATAGTAAGTCAATTCTGCAAGCATTGCGGCAGCTAACGTATGATCTATTGCTACTAATGAGTGCACAATGTCATTGATGTTAGCGTGAGTGATTGCACTTGCTAGTATATCTCCGGTAAAGTCAATGTGCTGGACAATATGTTCAGGAAAATCATCGTGTTGTATAAGTACCTCAAGTGCTTCATCACGAGTTATGTTGCGTTTGCAGTAATCCCCAAAAGCATTAAATCGTTCGATGTACGCTAAGACTTGAGTACACTCCTCCGTAGTCAGTCCTTCTGCAAGGATTGAGTCTAAGGAAGTCATTTTGTGCCTCTTGTATCGAGTAGTTTTTGCAATTCAGGTTCTGGACCAGTCCAGCCTTCAGGCTTGAGCTGTTTACCAAATGCATCTTTCGGTGCTCCAAGTTTTGAGAAGTTTGCTGACATAACAATGTTAAGCGCTTTGGTGATTTCATGTGGGGTAAGGCCAAGTTTAGCCATAGACCCTACTGCGAATACGACTGCGTCGCATGCTTTGTCAAGACGATCTACATCAGTCATAGTATGGCCATTAGTATGCCAAATGATTTTACGAGAGATAGTCTTAGGCGATGGTATTCCATCTTCTGGGACCATACTTAATAAAGTTGGTAGCACATCTAGATTGAAACCTTCAAGGGCTTCTTCGATTTGAAAAGATGACTCCAAAAAGTCATCGTACCCTTTTCCTAAGAGACCGGCTTGTTGATTAAACTTGTAGATCTCCTTAATAGGATTAAGCATTTGGGCGCTCCTCAATGTCTATAAGCACAGATTTAGTTTTCGCCAAAACGAGCATAGTTTGTGCTTGCTCAAGAGTGATTGGATGACGAGAATTGAGTGAGTTATTGATGATAAGATCAATTAATTCTGGGTTGGTAAAGTCTTCAGTAACTACGTCTTCAGAATCATCATCTGTCTCATCTGGAGCATCCGGGCTGCAAGTATACTCTTGTTCAACCTCTACAAGAGAGTATTCGTCTCCGTCAAAATGGACTGTAAAGAGCATTTCATTGCTATCAATGATGTGTGTGTGATCGGTAGCGATAGCATATTTTACTTGTGCTTCAAGCATAAGTTGATTTTCAAGATCAGGGCTCATGGCATCATATGTAGTTGTGTAAATTTTCATAATGGTCCTTGTTAAGTTTATGTGTGGGTAACGGATTCAACAAGGCCTCGAGTACCGTTAAAAACGAGGCGTGACTGGTTAGTCTGGAAAGATGCGAGCAACAAATTCGGCTAGCTCTGAACGGTAAATGTTCTCAAGTTTAATATAGCTGAATTCTGGAGCTGTCCCGAAGTGTTTGTAAAGGACTTTAAAGCCTTCTCTGGCACGGTTCATTCCGTAGGTTTGACCTTTTGTATCACCGACTAAGATGATTTTAGAGCCTTTGGCGATACGGGAGAGAATCAGCTTGACACTATCCTCATCGAGTAGCTGCCATTCATCAACTATGAAAATTGATTCATGGATAGATTCGCCTTGGATTTCATCGATTTCTTTAACTTCAAAAAAATCGTTCCAGACTTCTGTGGATTTGAGCTTATCTTCAGCAACTTCTTCCTTGCGTTTCTCTTGACGAGGGGTACGTTTGTCCAATAGGTACTTGAGATTTGACTTAAGCCCTCCTAGATGTCCTGACATTTTGTCTTCGGAAGTTCCTGGTTTGAATCCAGTATACATATTTTTATTAATAGAAACCGGTGGTTTAGTGACAAGGATTTTGTAGTATTGTCGATTACGGACTCCGCCTGTGGTTGCAGCTAAGGCACCCATAAGCGTTAATAAAGTTTTACCGGTACCAAGTTTGCCATCGATGATAACAAGAGGACTAGGTGCTCGGTAGACAGCGTCAAGAACACAAGCCTGGATCGCGTCCATAGGCTGTAGTGTGATTCCTGCGTCACCGTAAGGTTTGTTGGATTGTGAGATACGATTGACTGTGCCTCGGTGATTTACCCAAATATCGTACTTCCCGGTAATTCGATTAACGATACAGTATTCATTTTCATGTAAAGATACTTCGAATACTTCGTTAAATTCTTCAAGTTGCATCTCCTGAACAGCAACACAGTCGCGTTCGTATAGTAGATTACCATCAATTTGAACATAGCCGGTATAGGTGTAGTCAATTTGGTTTGTATCCAAGTCATAGATTGGAACTCCTACGACGTTTGCGATGAGTCTAGCTCCGATATCGTCGCTGAGAATTGCTGTATCTGGAGACTCAAGGGTGTCACGAATGATACACTCATCTGGGGAATCTCCCAGGTGAGTAGGCACATTCAATACTTTAAGGTTGCCAGATTGTACTTGGGCCCAAATGTTTTTAATAGCATCTTGTGCAGCACGTTTAAGATCAGGATTACGCTTGAGTTTGTCAAGTTCACGAAGGACTGTGAATGATATGACAAATTCATGATCTGCTTTAAAAACAATTGATGGGTCATTGATAAGTATGTTAGTATCAAGTGAAATTTTCATCCGTTACTCACTATGCTCTAGAGATTTAGCTTTGTAGTTTTCCCATCGCTCCATGACCTCAAGGTCATTAAGCCATACCTCTTTGTCACGTTCTGTGACTAATTGAATTTCTTCTGGAGTTAAGAAGTGGTTGTAAATGCTTTTGAAGGCACGTTTGAGTTCACGATCGGTAAAGTCTACATAGTCTTTAACCTGATTTCCCGTACCCTGAACACCGTGGTAATAATTGTGCGCCATGAAAGATAGAAATGGGCTTGTGTATAAATTATCACTAGCTAACGCAATAATTGTTGCAGCAGAGGCAACAGTACCGGATAAATGTGCATTAATTGTTGCAGGACAACGAAGCATACATTCACGGATCATAAATGCTGAGTCAACAGCTCCGCCACCATTGTTAATGAACATGTTCACTTGATGGTACGATTCCAAAGAATTGAGTAAGTGTACCAATTGGTTATACTCAGCAGGGGACGCAATGTTATCTGTTAAGTACACATCATAGGTATTACCCTTATGAATAATCGGTGTGTAATCTTCCCAGATGGAGTCAGATTTAGGTTTAACCGGTTCGAGAATAAGTTCCATTAATTGTCCTTTGGATTAAGTGTGTTGATTTGTCGAATACGTTCGTTGCAGATATGAATAACTTTCTCATAGTCTGTTATGCGTGGCTCAGTAGATTTATCACGTAGAATACGTTTGATAATATCATGATCCCAAGACGATAAGGCTGGATAGTCTAACCAGATTGTCCAAGGTTGAATAAGATGCTTACTGTAATTAGACGCTCCGACATTGTAATCTCTCACTTCATTTGGAATTAACCCAAGGTAATTGAGTTTGTTAAATAACGCGGTAGGAATTTGTGAAGTAGTTTGTTCTGTTGAACTGTAAATTATATGACTAATAAGTTTGTCAACAGCAGTTTCTGCCCATTCTAGTATATGTTCGACTGCTTCATTATGTTCAAAAGTATGGGTTATTCTTGTGAACAATGAATCTAAAGATGTTATATATGACGTTTGTGTTGAGTTCCCTGCATGGATTTCAACTGCATAGTTATACACACAACCATCTACTGGAATTGTATGAACGCTTTTATGTGAGATCATCTAAGTCTCCTCCTTCAACCATAGATTCGTTTTGTGCAACCCATCTAGCATCAAGCTTCCGGATTGCTTCTTCACGTACTTCAATTGGAGCATCTGACATTTCATAGTTAAAGCGTAGTTTTAAATACTCTGCTTTGGTCATTGGCACTCCTGGAATGAATTGATATGAAGATCATCTGTTAAAAACTGAAGCAAGTCTTTTCCAAAGGCGCTTAACCATGCGCCTCTAGGCGATGTTCCGTAGTCAATGCAGTCACGGAGCAAGCCAAGCAGTAACCAGTATTCTCGAACTGTGAATTCATTATTTGGTATTTTGTCTGAAATGAATTTATCATTCGCTTTCCATGATAAAATGGTTTTAAAATGCGCTAGCAGTTCTAAATCATCTAGTTCTCCATACGTTAAGATTGGTAATTTGTTGTACCAGTCTTCGAATTGGTCTTGTGTCATAAGCTGCTCCAAAATTCTGGAGTAGTATTTGTGTTAACAACTCCGAGTAGGTAATTTCCAGAAGTTTTTTCTTTCTGTGCCGTTTGTATCGATGATGGACGAGTGTACTTATTAGCCCAAACACATGGGTTTTGTACTTTTTCTACGATTGGGGGATGACCAACAGAAATCATAACAGAGTGTAGGTTATGTGTGACATATTGTTTTGCAACTGCTGCATTCAGTCCTAAAAGACGTGCGCCATCTTCAAATAAATAGTCAATCCATAGGTAGTCTGCGTCTAAGGCACTCTGGTACAAAGCCCCGATTTGATCTGAATTTGTATGGAAGATATAAGCCCAGTCAGGATCTTTACGGAGTCTGTTAAGTAGATTAATAGTCATTGCGTAGTGCCCTGACTCATCTTGAGCAATCTTTGAAACAATATCAGCGGTTACTGAGTACAGCCCATTTTCTTTAAAAGCAAATGAGGTTAGAAATGAAGATTTAAACAAAACAGCTTCAAGGATATTTAACGCATACAATGACATAACAATTGATTTTTTGTGCAGCTCTTTGTTGTATGAAGGATCTTTAAGGATCATACGACAATTGTGCTGTACGGTATCTTCAAAGCATGCTGTAATAGAAGCAGCACGTCGAAGAATATTTGGGTTGATCATAATATCATCAAAGATGGCTTTAGCGTCGACCGGTAAACCTTTTAGAATGTCTGCGTATGACTGGGAATGAATACAATCTTCAAAGAATGCATGTTGGTACCACCAAGAAGCAAGTTGTGGGTTAGTGGTGATCGGTAGAAATACTTCTGCCACTGAACGGCCAGCAACTGCATCAAGTAATGTTTGGAACTTGAGATTCTTCATATAGAGAGAATTTAGTTCTATAGAACATTCCATGTAGCTTTTAGCATCTTTTGATGGACTGAAATCTCCACCGAACCAAAGCTTCCCTAATGCATCGTTGTGCATTTTGGTAATATGCGGTTCAATAGATAAGTCAAGTCTTGAGATGTTGCGGCCTGTACCAAGGAATAACGGTTCTTTAGTAAAGTCGATAGGGTTTAGGTTAAATAAATGATTAGACATTGCAGCCTCCGTTTCCGCATACTGGGGTTTGTGCTTCCATTTCATCTGGTAGTTTAACATTCATGTAGTAACGACCTTTACAACCATAGTATTTCATTAAAAATAAATCTTTAATGACATCAGTTGCTAAGATTTTTCCATTATTGTGTTCTGGATTATGAAATGTATTTGCAGAGATACCTTTGTCAGTCCATTTTTGTGTGATTGCCACATGCTTGATAAAGTCTGTGTTAATTTCTCGATCGAACGCGAAATCATACTTGTCTGCCAAGCGAATTGCATCAGGAGCAAACTGTTTGTAGTTCATCCCTGATTTGTCTTTGATAGTGATGAGATCACGTACTGGTTCCAATGACGTAACTTGGTTAGATGGACCTGCAGATGTTTCAGCAGGTGGAACCATCATAAGTCCAACATTATACATACCAAATTGTTTTATTAGGGTACGAAGAGTACTCCAATCACAGTAAAGATCTGGGCTGACTAATTCATCGACTGTGGCCTTGTATCGATCTATCGGTAGTAATTTATCGTGGTACACAAATCCGGTAGCGGCGCCGAGTTCCATTGCTAGCTGCATAGACACAAAGTGACAATTGAAGCTAAAGTGCTCCATCCACTCGTTGTGTTTGTCTAGTGCTTCTTGTTGCCCATAACGAAGACCTTGATTAGCTAACCAGAATGCATGATTTGATAAACCAAGCCCAATGTCATGATAAATATCTACATAAGCATTTGCTTGTGGTGTCGGATGATTTTGACGTGTCATAATATGGGATTGTGCCCGAACCATAAGATTTGTAATATGAGGAATATCCTCAATAGAAACAAGACCTTGATTGGCATTTGATAAGACACAAACGCCGATATCCGGACGATCTGGGTATTGTGAGTCCAGTGGTTCTACTGCTGTCATGTACTCGATGCAAATATTTGCCATATTAATCGGACGAGGAATATGTGAGTTTGCATTCATTTCATCGATGTTCATGATGTAATAAGCCGATGTTTCAGCAGATTCTACAGCAACTAAACGTTCCCAGAAGTACCGGGCGTCGATTTGTGAAGTAAATAAATTAGCTGCTTCACATTCTTCATAGTACTCTGTGAACGCTGTTATATTATCTGAATAGAATAAGTCAAGCAGACGTGGAGCCATACGGACTGAAAATAGAGAAATAACTCCTCCGGCTTTAGCGCGATCGTACGCAAGTTGGTTTAGTTTAATGCCATACGATAAGGCATTAACTCTGTCTTCGACAGGCATTCGAGGCGATTTAAGTGCGAAGATTGTTTCAATCTCAGGATCAAAGAAGTTTACATAAGGAGTTGCAGAACCTCTGCGGCCGTTTTGTGAAGCTTTTGCAATATCTGCATCAATTGAGCGAATAATTGGACCTTTTCCAGAGTGAATGATTTTACCTTTTTTTACTTTATCTCCGAGTGATGCTATATCTGCAATATCTACACCAACTCCAGCAGAAGCTACAGTGTGATCGATAAGTGCATTTGCGCCAACTTTCCAAGAGTCAATAGAATCTCCTATACGGAATGTGATACAAGATGCGTAATCGGTAGAGATTGTTCGTAAAGCACGCATTTCTGGAGATGGGAGAGTAATTTTGAACGTTGATAGAGCGTGGTAAAAATCAACAATATGTTGGGTTGGAGCAATATGATAATCTCTGAAGATATCAATTGCAATAGCCATAAACATAAATTGAGGTGTTTCTTTTTTACAAACTCCATATCCATTTACTAGTAAGTCAAGACCAGAAGCGGTAAATGTAAAGTCTCTGGAGTGATCCATAGCGGCTTCAAGTTGAGCGAAATCAATTCCATTGTAAATAAGACGAGCTGGGTTAAGTTCAGGAGAGTAATGATTGTCCAGTACTCGATCTGATAAAAAACTTTGTAGAGAGGGTGGAGTAATTGAGTTAAATACTTGTTTGTAGAGTTTTTGTAACTTGAGATTACGAGCTACTGCGTCATAGTTAATATGGCGTAAATCAGCTAAATCCTCACAGGTTTTGATAAATACATCTAAAATGTAGGAAGTGTGAATACCGTCGTAGAAGTGCAGTTTGGACTGCATTTCAATGTCTGATACCGATACTCCTGAAAGATCTCCAACAGCCCACTGAAGAGATAGTGTGGCTTTGTCAATCAACAATGGTTCCGTGGTCCCGTCGTGTTTGACTACATTGATACCAGACATTTGCAAAACCTACTGATTCACAGTAGATTTAAGAGCAGTGGAAGGCAAAAACTTGATAACATTTTTAGCAGGTACGTCTACTGTTTTAGTAGTTCCTGGGATTTGTTTTGTAACAGCTTTGGTACGTTTAGGTGCGAATGAACCGAATTCATTACCAATGTGAACTGCTTTTCCTGATGCAACTGTAGAAGCGATTGTTGTAAAAGCTGCGTCAAGAATGTCGCCAACTGTTGCTTGGGTTGAGTTAGTTGCTGCTGCAACTGCTTTGATGAGGTCTGATTTTGAGATTCTTTCCATGTGAAAGTCCTTTGAGGTTAATGTTGTGGTTTACGTCCTTCAAGACGTAGCCATAGGTTAAAAAAACCAGGCTATTCCGCAGAGCAGGATTATACCCAGTCCAATGTATACAGTTAGCTTAAATTGCTTTAAATCGTATAGAATAGTGATATCTTCTTCTTTGAAAAACATAAAAGTGGGTGGTGTTTTGTCTTTGCGCATAGTTTACTCCGTTGGTTCACCAAGAGAATTACATTCTCTTAGGGATACAAAAATTGGTTTCAGCGGCGTCCCAGCCATGCTCAAAGTTTCATACTCAACTGTTGCATATTTTCCGACATAAGTCTCTGGATCAATTGAACTTAAGAATTCATGCGTACCTTTGGGCTTTGCACTAAATACTGTTGAAGCTTTACTACGTAAATTGAATACTGGATGATTGCGTTTATCTAAGTCAAACCCGACAATCATAAATTCAGCAGACTGTGCTTTTTTGTACTTAAACTGATCGGATGAACGAATATTGTGCTGATATAGACCGTCTAAGTTTTTGATAACTGTCCCCTCATAGCCCTCAGCAATTGCTTTGTTATAACAGATTTCTATATCTTCGTGGGAGTAACACATAGTTCCAATAATAGCGAATACTGTTGGATTTAATTGAGAGGATTTCCAATTGGCCATGAAAGCTCTACGTTGGCTGTATACGTGTTCTGAGTCTGCGATATCAAAGATTCCAGCTGTTAGATCTTTTGAAAGTTCATTAGGTTTTTTAACTGCAGATTGGATCTCTTGAAGGTACTTTCCATGAATATATAATTCACAGTTGAGCTCCTCTGATCTGAGTGCAGCCATAGCTTCAAAGACTTGTTCGTGGAGGTGTTTGACAGATGGGTAAACTTCTCCGCCACGACTGTACCAAGTAAGTGTTTGACCGGTTCGGCGAACAATAGCGTTAACTCCGTCTAGTTTAGGAGTTGATACACAGGGAAATTTAACATTGTTTAATTGGTCTTGATAAGCTTTTACTTTCATAGGCAGTTTAACTTCACTATCACAAGTAAGGCTTGTTGAATAACCCGACTTGAGCTTCTTGGTGACAAGAGCTTCAGCTTCGAGTATGGCTTGTTGTTCAGGAGTTGTTTCATTTGCACGGCCGGTATTTTTTGGTGTACACGTTGTTGTTTGTGACTGAAGTTTACCTCCGAGTTGTCCAAACGTACATGTAAAAGTTGCTCCTTCAGTGGAAACTGACCATTGTTGAGTGGCGCCTAATTTCGTGGATTTGTAGAGTATTTGAGTCATTAAAGAGGCCTTACAAGTTAAGATATTGAGCGTTTATGAGATTATGCCTGTGTCGTGTCACGCTGACAAAGTATAAACATAGCTCAGCTCGTTTTGCATTGTCATCACCTTTAAATTTACCGGTTAGTATTTCTTTCATAGTAAGATTAAGATCATCATCCAATTCCACTTCGTCAAATGTGGCACCTTTACTGGTATGAGCAGTAAGTAATGTTAACTGATGTTTTGTACCTTTATGCTCTTTGGCTTTTTCGTACGCGTTAATAATTTCTTCAGATCCAAAACTCAGGATAAGATTAATAGCGGCTTTGATTGCTGGTTGTACTTCATCAAGACTTTTAAGATACTTAAATAGTGATGTTGTTTCACGGAAGCGTGGGGTTTGTTTACCGTACTCATCAATGTCATGTTGAAGATGTTTGAGTTCATGATCCCGTTGGACATGTCCTGGTTTTGCGTATGCTAAGGCGAGAGGTAATTTAAACATCTGGGCCAATTTTGCGGAACTCGATAAATTATATGGGACTTTACGTGAGTTAAGTTCAATCATCTTGCCGATCAATGTGACATTATTGCGGGATATGTAGGCTTTTGTACGGATGACTGGATCTGCTGGATAAAGCATGCCTCGGAACTCTGCGGAAGCATTAAGGTGCGTATTAAGAAATTCTTGTATTGCTGGGGCATACATATTATCTACACGAAAGGATTGCGTAAGAGTAAGAACTTTTGCGTCTGCGAAACGTTCAAAGCCATTTTCTAGATCAAGGAATTCAAAGATGCGTTGATTTTGATCTCCAACAATGACTAAGTGACCTGTTGGGATCGCTTCGATAATATCAAGTGCAATTGCGGATAAATCTTGAGCTTCATCAACTAATAATTTGTCGACAAATGGAAGTTGTATGACTCCTCGTTTGACTAAAACATGGAAGAGTTTTAGGTAAAATGAGTGAGTAACTGGTATGTCTCCCTTAGCCATTGCGTTCATTACAATCTTTGCATGAGGGATTAGACTAAACTCAAAGTCGTCATCCTGATCTTTTACGTAGTCATCTAAGGATGTGTACTTAGAATTACAGTAAGATTCAATCAGTTGTAAAATGAGTGAGTCTTTACCAAAAGGGCGTTTTGGTAGGTTTTGTAAATCCATCCAAGTTAGAAATGGTTTAACCGGTCCTAAGCCGTATCGTGCATGTACTTGACCGTGTGCGAATGCGTGAAGTGTTGATACCATTGCATTAGTGCCAAATTCAATACGAGCGTCTGCAGAAGCTTTTGCTCCGAATATAAGATAACGTATGAGCTTAGTTGGGTTAAGGGCTTTAAACCGTGCTGAAGCCTCAATTAGTGATGTGCTTTTTGCCGCTCCTGCGACAGCTTCGATAGCAAGAACGGGGCTTGTGGGGTTTAGAAATTCATCAAAGATTTCTAGTTGTTGGTTGGACCAAACGAATGACATTAAAACTCCTGCTGATGTAGTGAAATTGGTGTTAAGTAAGGACGAAGAGTAGTTAGAACAACTGTTAGTATAAATGGGTCTAATTTACTGTCTAAAGACGGTAATACTTGTGTTAGAACCCAGGTATATAGTTCCTTAGTCACTGGGATGTTTTCACAATGTATAAATTTAAAAGTTTTTGGTCTAAGTATTCCCATTTTTAAACCTCTAACTGTTGCAAGTAGTGGTAATTGTAAACTATAACCATTTTCAAATATGAGTTCGATACAAGGTCTATGGGTTGCTCTTGAGGCTTGACAAGTCATAAAAGATTCTTCATCTATGTATAAGGGAATGTTCATATGTTTTTCATGAAAAGAAAACGATGAATTCATTGTATTGCGCCTTTAAAAGTAAGTTGTTCTGGCGGTAGGACAAACAGATGACGAATAGATTCTGGACAAGTGTTGATGCTAATTGCAAAGAGTATTGGGTTAGTGTTAAGTCTTGGAAGAAGACTCGTATGTATGTACTCAACAATTGTATCTGGGTGTGGCGATTCTGTAGATTGTTTCCAAATAAATGATATAACATTTGCTTTTGAAGGACGTCTGAAATTTGAGTTAAGATCATATAAGTCTAAATTTCTAATAGATCCATCGGAGTAGCGTAAAATAACTTTATGTTGCATATGTGATCCTTTAAGTAATTAATACAATACTCTAAAGAGTACTGTATGATCACTCAAGAGTGATTATAGAACTGAATCAATATCGTCTACTAATTCTGGCTCTGATTGTGGTGCAATTTCCAAAGGCTCAAGAGATTTGAGGTCGGATGATGCTTTAGGTGCAGCAGCGGCTTTTGCTTTAGGTGCGGCTGGTTGACGTAAGGTTACTGTTGTTTGACCGGACTCATCAGTTTCTCCGATGGAGATATTAGTGAAGTCTGGGAATTGTGGGAAAGCATCTTGCAGCATTGGTGTAATAGCGCGTTTGATTGCTGGGCCTGCATCAGTTGTAAGTGCTTCTTGAATAAGGTCAAGCAACTGTGCTTTAGTGAGTGTAATTTGAATTTCAGATTTGATAATTTCCATGTGGATCCCTTTTAAAATATGGTGGTAATAGTTAATGGGCTTCATTAAAAAGCTTGTCTTTTAGTAGATAACCTTCTAAAGCCCAAATCTGTTCTCGCGCATCGCTGTATGCAATCTTCTTGCCAATTTCTTCGTCGAAGTTTGCCATAGAAGCTGCAGCAGATTTTCCAATAATAACAAAGTTATTTTGTAAGACCATTGCACATACCGTGGAAGTAGTGTTAGGGACAACCCAATACTCTACGTATTTAATGCACGAGTCAATATGCTCGGGAGTTAAACGTGGTGCGTTAAGACCTTTTGACTGGATTTCGGCTTCGAGTTGTGTTTCGTTAATCATACTAGGACTCCTGTGTAGTGAGTGATTTGTCAAAGTCGACTAGAGATCTGCGGAGTTCAATACTCAAAGAGTCAGTGATCTTTGTGCAGTCTCGGACTGTTTTACTAGCTTCCTTGGATTGTACAAGGATAAAAGCAGTAATGGACCCGAGTTCGGCTTCAAGAGCCTCTACTCGCTGATATAATAGTGGTAGATCCACCATTAAAATGGATCCGCTGCAGTTTCAGTAGCTACTTCAATAGCTGGAGCTTTACCGGCACCTTTGATTAGGTTAAGCTCTTGAATACAAATTTTGTTGTTACGATTTTTGTACTCAATTGATGGGTTAGCAAGTGCAGTTGCGATAGCAGCATCGATTGCTACTGGCTCAGTTTTTCCTGCATCTTTTTCTGTTTGTGAAAGACGATCTTTAGTGAACATTGCGTCCATGTTGATGTCTTGGTTACGCCATGTACGTTTACCATCTGTATCAAGAGTTACAAGGAATGATGTAACAGCTGTAAATTGTTTTCCAACAAGACCTTTCCAGTGTTCAACTTCTTTTGTACCGGCTTTTGCGAATGTAACAGTACCTTTAGTGATACCTGCACCGAATGTTGCTTCGTCATTACCAACGATTTTCCAAAGGTTTTTGATTTGTCCAATTGAACGGAGGTTATCGTACTCTGCGCCTTCAGTATCAAGGAATGTTTTGACTCCGTTAACAGAATACTCTCCTGCTTTAACAACACCTTTGTCATCTTTTCCGACTTTCATTTTGAAGAAGCCAGTCCAATCTACGGTTTTACCTTCAGCATCTTCCAGTTTGAGGCAGAAACGTTGGTTGTCAATCTCGTATGCTTCTACGATTGTTACTAAGTGTGCTCCAGCTGTGTTGATCTTTGATCCGCTGCGACCTAATTTTGCTTTGTCTTCATCTGACATGTTGTTCATTACGTTGAGAATTATACTCATAGTTGTGTTTCCTTGTTTAGTTAAATTAAAATGGTTCCAGCTATGCTGCGACTAAATTGCGAGTGGTTGGCAGTTAAGGTCAGGCTGACAACGAGCGAAGATATAACACTAAATCATTTACTTGCTCTGGGGTGGATGTTTGTAGAACAGTTTTGAGACGAGCTCCGTTTGAGCCAGGCTCATCCGATATGTCAATTCCAATTGCTGCTTCTACAGCATCTTCAAATTCAATACGAGTTAATTTTAGAACATATCCAGGCTTTGGTGAGAATTCACTCATTAAGTCCCGGATTTGTTTGGAGGATAGGGTGCTCATACTACTTGTTCATCCACAATTTTTTTTGATTTTGTGAGAATCTGCTCAAGATCATCAACAGATTTGCGTACAAATTTGAAGTGGCCTTCAGGCAGTTTTGTTTTTGTTGTGTCTGTATCTGAGAATACATCTGCCGTGTACTTGAATTGACGATCTTCCATGATAGTTTCAACAACAGTTGAGAATGACTCTTCAATAACGTTGGTGTGTTCTTTACCTTTTGTTGTAACGTACCGTTTAGTGTTTGGAGTGTGTCCCAAACGTGGAGGGTAATGAGCTGTGACATATGAGAATTTACCGTAAGTGAGTGTTGATGACTTAATGGCTTCAATGATACGTGTGATTGAGTTGTTGTAGGCGTTCCATACATCAAACCCAGAAGAGTGTTCTGCAGCCCAACGATTGAATAACTTTGTCATAAGAGTAAATGTATCGATGAGGATACGATCAACTTTGTCTGAAGCAAATGATTTGTAGATAGAAGCTTCGATTTTATCCACCATTTCAATATCGTTGATGTCGAAACTGTGGTAGATGAAAAGAAATTCTGAGTCATCATCACTGATGGATTTGTTATCAAAGTTAAAGATTACTGTACGTTTCTTTTCTTCTGGAGCAAGTTGTGAGAATGCGTAGCTTTTACCTGAACCTGTTTCCGATGCGAATAGAACTGGGTACTGACTAGTGAGTTTTTTGCGTGCTGTTAGGTCGAGATTTTCTAGTAACATATAAGTTACCTCCTTGATTTAATAAAATTGATTACTCGTCTTTTTAGGGAGTGTTGATCTTTTGGTACTAAGAAGCGTTGATTTAACTGAGTTAAAGCTTGCTCCAATTGTTGGTCTGAGGCTCCAAGTTCCAGTAGTTCAAATCCTGCACGAAGTAGGACTCTGGTACGACTGCCTTTGGAAGCGTATGGGTAGAATGGCACTTGGTCAATAAGTTCAGATAAGTCCATAGATATATCTGGGCTATGTTCACCGGGTTGTGGTGGTGGGAGGATATAATCCTCGACTATGAGGGGATGACCACTGAAACTTGATAGGACAATTGAGTCCGCATATGAGTAAAATACTTGAGCAGGTTTTGCACTAGCTGGATCCATATCAGATATTAATCCATGGTACTGAATACCTTTAATAAGTCTGCGATATTCGTCACGTGTGACAGGTGTCGAAAGAGGTAATAATACCCTATATTTGGTTAAATTATGCTGAGAACTTGTTGTTCCAATGATACATTGTAAGTCCTCATCAAGGAGTTGGGTAAGCCTCTGGTGGATGGTGAGACTGGTGCTATCAACATCAATAACAACAAACTGTGTAGTTGAACAAATATTTGAGGTTAATCTATGATTTCCTAAGAATGCAAATGGAGAGTACATGTAGTCTTTAGTCAATAGATGAATGAGCTGTTTAAACGAACATTGAAAGTACTTGGTAAAGTGTGTGAAATCTGCTCGTTCATCTTTAGATAAACCTGGGACTGGATGAATTGATAAGCGAATGTCCAAAAATACCTCCTTACAAAATAGGGTGAATGAGCTAAATTTGGTTAAATGGGTTTAGGATGTAAGTAGTGATAACATCCTCTGGAAATGACTCTGTGAGCAATGAATTTACCGAGTTAACAAATTCTGCAATGCGTTCCGGCTCCACGGAGTGTGCGAACATATCGTGCACAATAGAGCTAAATAACAAGATTGGCAAACTAGCCGCGTCAAGAGCTTCGACTAGTGCTTGCTTGTGTGGGTAGATGTCATCTCTAAGGTATTTTGCGATAGTAATTGGAGTTGGTTTGAGATCCGGTTTGGTATAAAGAATTGGTGTGTCCAGTCCTGAAGCAAAATTCCCAAGAATACCACTAACGTCAAATAAATTTGGTGTTGTATGTGGCGAGCTAAATACTAGGGCATTTGTAGACCCGTGATGTAGGGAGCCGGCCTCACAATCTGTTGGGGCAGCTTTGATCATTAACTGGTTAGCAATGCTCATTGTGACATACTTATACTGCTCAGTAGTAATAACTGCGTTGAGAGGCAGAATTAGTGTGGACTCGGTCATAAAGTGGTGTACAGACTCTAAGTACTTGCTAAGTAATGCTGCTGGTAAAACTGCTCCGTTAAGTGGTATGACAACGAATTTAGCAGAAGTGTCTGCAAATGGGTTGAATGTACAGCTAAGCGATAGTAATTTACCAAGAGCTTCAATAGGTTTGTCCTTAGCAATGTTTGACAATGGTTTGTCAACCACAATTCCTGGTACTGCGCGATATGTATAAGTAGACTCAAGATTTTTGGTAACTGGTGTGAATACAAAAGCATTAGACTTGTCGTTATATGAGACGGTTGCTGTACCTTCTAAGCGTGAGTTTACAGGCTTTAGGAAGTTACGAAGAGATTGTTCATTGAGCTGTTTAGTGGTGATGTATCCACGAGTGATTGCTTGATCGACTGGTAAATTGTTTTCAAAGAAACCTTGCTGCCAGTCATCAATGAATAATTCATAATCTTTGAGTGCAAGAGTGGCTGCAAAGCGAACTAAATGAGATGCGGTATAGTCCACAAAATAAATTGCTGCTTTGAGAGTGGCTTCATCGATAATGTACTTGTTTTGTGCGATAGTCCATAATGCTGCAATACGACCCATTTTGAATGCTCGACCAGACATTTCAATACCTTCGACAGAATCTCCATCCTTAAGTAGTAAGTACTTTGACTTTTGTTGTGTGTAGGATTTGTAGTCATTGTATATATTAGATGCATCATCATCAAACATCAGAGATGGGTTGCTTAATAAACCGCGCATACATACATGGAAATGCTCATCAAGCTTTGGTGTGAGATTTTGTAATGTGACTCTTGCTTGATCCTGAAGTTTACGTTGTTCAAGGATATTGACTGCGATTGACTCGTTTTCAAATTCCTCTTTGGCTGTACTAAACACAACGGTGATTCGTCTGGCAAGAGACGTAAGCAACATTGGTACAAGTAATTTACGGACATTGCCTTCTTGATAAAATGGGGCTGGTGAAGAAATACCAAGTAAGTTTGGAAACATCCCCTGGATGGACTCTTCTTTAGACTCCTGAGTTTTGAATTCTGGGCTAACTGATTGTCCCATATCAAACAAAACTGAGAACAATTCAAGAACTTCAAGGACTGTTGGATTTGACTGAATGGCTAAAGCCAGTTCTGAAGCAAATAAAGATTTGATTCCGAATGATGAGTGAGCCATACGATTCAGCGACGTACTGAGTCCACCCCGAGTAGATGCAAGGGATGTAATCGTTGCTTCAGGTTTTGGGATGGAATGAATGTAGTCATCTGGGACGACTTTAGATTCGTCAAAATTAGCGTTGGCGCGGCTCATTTCCCGGATATACTTAGCACGAGCTTTTTCTGTTGCTTCTTGGTCTTGTTTAGTTTTCACTAATGCAAGAGCCGATTGAGTGGTTTTTAACAAAGCTTGATAAGTGGAGTCTTTACCAGATCCTGAACGTGCTAGGATGATTGCATAGGTGTTAAGACCAATTGGATCGTCTGAGTATACACCATCGTTTAGGTGTGGACGTACTTGACCAAACATATGCGATAGCACAAAATTGGATACAGCAAGCGCTGAGATATTTGAGAATGATGGTGTTTTTGCATTTGCAATACGGATCATATCTTGAAGAACGGTGGGTAGAACGGTTGTGTCAAAGTGGCCCATACTGCGATTTTGAAGAAATTCTAGTTGGTCTTCATATTCAACGATAAGCCGTTGCAGGTCCGATAAAATTTGTTGTTCGATTTTCATTTGAATCCTTTTCCGTTATTGGTTTTATTATTGTTAAAGTTGTGTAAAAAGTTGTGTAATGTTGTATACTAGATTTAGGATCAAACGGAGTTATATGCCTGTGGATGGTTATTAAATTTTCTCTTAGAGCCCGTTTAATTAATTCTGCACATAGCTTATGCATCACTACCTCATCCAAAGTTTGAGCAAATTTTAATTGAATAGCTTCTTCATTAGATAGTCGAAAAGACGCATCTATTGTAACTCGAGGGCCGACAACATCTTGGCTATGTATAGCTTGATTTTGGTGTATGGTATTAAGCGAGTTATTATGTACGTTAAAAAAGCTCATTGTATGTCCTTGAACAATGGTAACGAGTTCTTATAAAGAGTCAATAATAGTTTTGGGTCCGTATAAACTTTCCATGTTCCTAGTACAGCAACTTTTGTTGCTAAGCGACGAGCTTTATCTTCATCTAGACTAGTAGGCGCATTAACAAAGGCCAGTGCATATAGCATATTGTATACATCACGTTGAGTCATTGATTACTCCTTAAGAGTGGATAATTTTTCTTGAATGGTTTGTAGATCTGCATTGTTTGGAAGAGTCACAACATGCCCTAAACTAGTGCCAATATCGATTTCTGCTTTAAGTGTTAATGCTTGGTCAGTAATGAAGGGTCTGCACATGATGGGTGGAAGTGTATCGTTAATAAACTTGATAATATCTAAAGCATCTGTCACCTCATAATATAGACAGTCATGGACAATGTTTGTAAGCTTGATATCATCTGCATAGGGGCTGGATTGTAACACTTTATCAAACTCTACTGCTGCAATTTGTGTGAGATTGGAGTATCCCTGCATGGTTGAGTTGTTTAAAGTCCGAATATCTTTACGAGCGTCAGTAGAATAGAGACGAAGACCCCAGTTTAGGTGAATAAACCCGTTATCTTGGACTGTTGGTTGGACATACTCTTCCCGATATGCTGTGACACCGGGGTAAAGTACGTTGTGATAATTGTCGAATATGACTTGGGCTTCTTCTATGGAACAACCAATGGACTTGGCTACTTTTGGTGGGTATGCACCGTCGCGTATATTCAACATGAGTCGTTAGTTCATGCCAGCACCATTACGTGCATCTGCATATTTCTATACAGGCTAGACTATATCATCAACCATTTCTGGTTGTTGTACGTTTCGGACCACTTGGTCCTACTCCCTTGCGGGATAGTCGTTGAGATCAAGATCGTTTCCAACTATAACCATAAGCTGACTTTTGTCTACCTGACAAACAATTAGAAATAGGTCCACTTGTGGACTTTCCTAATACTTTAGATGCTTCTGATAAGCTGTTAAACTTAATAATATCCTCTGGGTCAGTCAAGCTAGTTCCCGTAATCGCAGATTTATTATGATTAGCTGTAGCTGCTCGTTTAAATTTCTGCTCTTTTTTCGTATTACTAAATTTGTCCAGCTCTCCTTTAGAAATAACATATTTTTCTAAATATGTGCTTAAAGTAGGTAAACTGAATGAGTAATCCTTAACAATAGTTGTTAAATTTTCCCCATTGTAAAAACGAACTAAAATTTCATCCATAGCGTCTTCTGATATTTTCTTAGTAGTACATCTATTAAGATCATTATCATACGCATGTTGAATATTTTCAGAGTCTGATGCCCATTCTAGATTTGATAAAGTGTTGTTAGTTTTATCTCCATCTATGTGGTTGACTGTTCGTTTATTGTCTGGGTTAGGTATAAAGTGAATAGCAAGTAATCTATGAATTGCTACTTTTTTATTCATATTATTATTATATAGGTCTACATGATAGTACCCATTTTTTCCTAACCATGCTTTTTTGGTTGTGTTTGTTACTGTGTTGACTACTGCACCCTCTATATTGATAGAGTAGTTTGGAAAATCAGTAATTATTTTTGTCATATAAAACTCCTTTGTTTTGGGTACTGGTACCAGGGTTCTACTTAGACAAAACTTAATATCTTGGTCTGCTGATTGCCGGTAAATTAATACTACGGGTTTCCAGCATATATACAATTATTCGACATACATTACTGTATGAAGGCGCTATAACTAAGCTGCTAGGCTAGTAGTTAACGCGAGACCAAAGGAAACTCCTTTTGACTTAGAGCGTAATTTATCTGCTGCCGGATCTGTGCTACAAAGCGCTTTGTATTGTTTGTTTACCGTCAGTGAAGTTTTATCAAATGGTATACCTGATAAATCTTCCCAAGCTTGTGTCCAATAAGCAGCGGAGTGAAGACAGTGTGTATCAAAATTCTGTTGGAGATTTCTGACAGACGTTTCGTCATGTGTAAGGATGGCTCCCACATGGCCCTCAAGATTTGCGTAATCGATTGCGATGATTAATTTACCTTTTGGAGCAATAAAGAGTTTTTTAACAGGTTTGGCGAACGCTGATGATGAAGCTGGTTGGGTTACTAAGTTAATACCTGTGCGATGTCTAGATTCTTCATCAGTCATTTTTGCAGCTTTTCCAGATAGTCTACCTGAAATTGTGCCCATTAGGCGGATAGATCCATAAACACGATCATTTAATGTAGACCCGATGTATTTGGGAATATACTGTGTGACCATGTTCTTAGATTCGGCGATTTCTAGGTAGAGTTTGATTATTTGTTGAAGATCCCCGGTTGTTGTTTTAGATAACGTTTTTAGAACTGTTCCAGAAAAAGACATTTGACCGGTTTTCTTTGAAATTTCATCTGACTCAAGTCCAAATGTGAGCCACATTTTTGTGAGTTGGACGTAGTTGTATGGGTTAAACCCCAGATCGATGTATTTTTCTGGGTGCGTAACTTTGTCTATTCGGTTGGCTTGTGTGTTTTGACGTAGTGCTTCCGCTTCTGCGTAAAGATTACAAGCAGCTAGAATTTCTGGTGCATCATAGTTTTTGTCTTTCAAAGGTTGAAGTACAGGATCTACTAATAGCTTCAGTTCTTTGTCTGAAAGTGTTTCATATGTTGAACCGATTAAATGATTGACAACAAATGCGCGCATATCAGGGTTTGCTTTAAACCCAGTATATTGTGGATGTTTCCATACTTTATGAATTGGTTCAAGGAATTTAGCAAGACGTTCGTCGTCCAAAGGCTTCATAAAATCCTGGATAATTTTGAATTTATTAATTTCTCCAAGACACCGAGATTTAACTTCCTCTACTTGGTCAGATAGTGCTTGAACTTCAGCAATATCGATGGCTTGACCTTGGTTTAACATTCGAACAACTACTGGGATTGCAGGCTTGAGAATGAACTCATAGTAATACCGTTGGTTGAACTGTTCTGTGTTGTAACGTGGTTCGCTGTGTTGGAAGATCCATTGTGATGGAACTGCTGGCTCTGTGTCAAACTTAGTCCAAACGTGATGAGTTGCACATGAGTCCACTCCACAGTAGTAAATGAGTGGAAGGTTATACATGTGCGGTGTTTGGTTATTCCCGACATAGACAAGGTTTGAATTTACGTATGTTGAAGAATCAAGGTAGAGTTCAAATGAGGTTTTATCCGAAGCCCAGTCTAAATACGGAAATTTGGCTAGTTCCTTAAGACCTGATGAACGTTTGGATTGGTCTACATGGTTACGGTAAACTGCAGCAAGTAGTTGGGAGTCTTCAATATGCTTGGGGAGTTTCCCAGTTGCATGATGAATTAAACGAGTATCAAACAATGCGTTATGATAGACTTGAACACAGTCTGTAGTGACAAGCCAATTAAGAACATAGTCTTGGATTGCTTGATCTTTAAACACAATAACAATAGATTTTGTGCGGTGCCATCCGATAGTTACCATTGTTAAATGGTTAAACTGTGGAAGTGTAAGGTCTTTGGACTCAAAGTCTACTGCGATAGTTGGGTACTTGGTAGCGATTGTTGCTAACCATTTGGCTGCTGTTGCGAGTTCATCAGTCCATGTGATAATTGGTTTGATGTACTGTGATGCAACAATGTCTGTCATTGCTGAAAAGTCTTCAACATCTTCTACCCGGACAACTCCGTCACCTTGGATGCCCCAGTAATCTGTGATGATTGGGTGGACTAACCCGGTGACTTGGTAGCCGTCTGCGTAAACAAGTTGATTAATGAACTTGATGTTAAAGGTTGCATTTTTGATACCGTATCGTTCTTCTACAAGAGCTACAATAGTTTCTCTGTATAGATCAGGGTAATGGGTTAATAGTACTGTCATCTAAAGCCTCTAGTTCGTCTTGGTTAAAGTAGTCTGAGGCTAGGACATCAAATTCAATGTCTTCGTCAAACTGATCCATTAAGATAATTGTATAAGTGTCCACACCTTCTTCATATTGTTTTAAGATAAGTTCTTTGATAGTTGGTGTGTCACTTGGTTCTAAGACTGCTTCAGTTACCATTTGACCCCGATTACCATCTGCATCTGCTCCATAGAGTTCTTTGTATGTGTACATAATTACTCCTTTGTTATTAGTACGTCAGCAGAAATCATAAAACGTACTCCAACTAGCTCGGATTCTTTGTATTTGGATTTGCTGACTTTAAATGCACCTGATTCAGAGCTGCCGTACAAATGTGTAGGGTTTGTAGGTTCTGGGTACAAAACTATGCTATTGTATAATTTTGCCAAATCTGTTTTAAGCTCTTCTGCCGTTGGGTAGTATAGATCTACTATGTCACGTTGTTGCAAAACTTTCCAGTTTAGCACACGCATAGCTGTAGCGATAGCGTCAAAATCTATGAATTTTAGTGCGTCATCAATTGTATTAAATTGCATAATAAACCTTTAGTTAAATTTGATATAGCCCTGACTTACTGCTACTCGGTACATACGAATAACTTCTTCAGGTTCTCCGTGATTTAAAAGAACTTCAAAAAGGTCTTCCAAAATATACGCAGACTCTTTAAGTTGTTCCAAGGATTGTTTACGTTGTCCATTTTTGATTGATTCTAGAATTTCTTGCATAGTGTGTTCCTTATTTAAAAGTAGCGTATATGATCCAGGCGATCATAGATATGATACTGGCAGGTACACAAGCTAGAAGATTCTCTAGTCCTGAGAACATACCTCCTCTATCATCTCTTCCTACAAGGACTATAGCCCAGAAGAATGAGATAATAGTAATAGTGATTGGAATTGATACAGCTGTATCTAATACAATTGTGATTGTCATATATGGCCTTTAAAATGTTAAAATAAACTCACTAGAGTACATTAACTATACCGATTGGTAAAAGTTAAATGTGCTCCATCAGCTGATTGCTCTTCCTAGCCGACCATACCCGGAAGCAAAAATTGGTTGTCGTTTACGATCTGCTCTTTCAAATCCTACCAGTTTAGGCGTGCAGCTTGAGGGTCAATAGTTTCCTTACCCGGTTCTTGAATTAAACTTGGGTACAGACGGATCGTACGTTACAGTAATTACACATGATGTAGCTAGGTTCTGTGATTGACTCAATATCCCCTGGTTTTCCGCTGGAACGAATAAATGCTGCGAGTTCAAGAGCACTGTTGCATTTAGATCCACGAACAGTAGCAAGTTTTCCAGTTGTTCCCATACGTTGAAGTTTCCACTCTCCTGCTCGATAACCCCGTTCAACATCTGTACAGAAAGGTAGTGTATCTGCTTCAAGGTGCTCTTTAAGGACTTGTATACGATTTGATAGAAATTCTTCAACAGCGTCATTAGGGAATAATGGGAATGTAACTTCTGAGTCAATTTTGTATTTACCCATATCTGAGCCATTGTTCAATGAGAATAGAATTGATCCGTATGGGAGAATCTCTTCATCATTCAACAGGTATCGATAAATGGATAGCTGCAATACAAACTTAGCATAGGTTGGAACGAATGTAAGCATTTCTTCCATAGACCAAGCTGAATCAAGGATTGAACGATCTTCTTCAAGTGATTTCAAATTGTAATTGGATACGTGTTTAAGATCTTTGATTTGTTTGTTTGGAGTTAAGATGTCGAATTCTCCGGAAATTTTCCAACCATTGATCTCTCGTTCAAGGCGCATTTCACAGATATACCCAGAATCATGTGTAGTAAGTGCACGAGTCATCCCCTCATGCATAGCTGTACCTTTAGATGACGCCATGAGATCAGCCACGTCTTTAGCTGGTTGCTCAGGGTGCTTAATTGCTAGAAGGAGTTTACGCAGTGGGCTAATGATACCAGTTGTAGAAACTTTTCCAGCACGGGCTGGGTTACCTGAGTAAAGTGTTGAGTGGTATGCTGCGAAGATTCCAAGTTCTTTTGGGAGATTTCCGTTATTTGTAAATGTTTGGCCTTTGATAATAATATCAGTAGCGGACTGTGAAGCTTGTAGAAGGGTGCTCATTCTGATTCCTTTTGTGTGATTGTTGGAGTAGCAATCCATTGCTGTAGCATCTGAATTATTTCTCCTTAATAGTATTTTGTAGTTTTGTGCAATATCGGATAAAATCTGTACGTTCAAATGTTGTGTTGCTTAAATGTGCAAGAATGGATTTTTCATTATCCGTAGTAACTGCTTTCATTACGTAAAATACCATACCTGATTTTAGTCCGAAAAAGTTTACTATGTGCTCAAATTTCATGCGGATTAACTTCCTAACAAACCCAGTGTTCTGCGATTCCCATGAGATTAGATCCATTGCTGCGTCAAGTTGTTTGTTGACTGCGACATTAGGTAATTTAGGTAGGGCACGGTTAGAGATGATTTGGAATTGTTGTGGACGGAAAAATGTACAAGCTTGAGTATATAATTCCTCTGATGAATTAAACATAAGAATTTTGTAACGTGGTTTAGATACATCATCAAACAGTGCCAGAGCTTTTTTGTGAGCTTGTGAGTATACGATTGTCACAGTGTTCCGACGGATTGAATCGTCGTATACAGGGATCATTTGTGATGGTTCTGCAAGTGTTTGTACATCGTAGCGAGTTGTTGTGCCACATGAGCATTTAGACCACTTAGTGATCGATCCTATACCGTTATCAGTTTGTTTGAATTGAAACTCCCAACTTGGGCGAGATTGTTGGCAAGGCACACCAGCTGTTACTTGAAAGTTTGAAATAAATGGATTAGATTGGTGTGAATAAGCAAGTTCTCCATTACACTTGATAAGAATTGGTTCACCTGCGCATGCTTCCATACAGAAGTAGTGTTCCATAGGACTGTTGGCATACTGTTCATTACATAAGTCTCTGCAAGATTTCTTTTTGGAGTAAGCTTTGAAATCTGTGTAAGGGTTGATTATTGCTAATTGTCCCACAAGATCGTAGACTGTTGCTACTTTGTGCGGATTGGCTGGATTGATTGTTGATGCGCGCCACATAATTTGCAATGCAAGTGAATGAATTTTTGTAAACATTGCATAAATGATTGTATCAGTGGTTGGAGAATCCCACCCAAGAGAAAGGGCTCTGACGTTGATAAGGATTGCTGATTGAGCTTGTTCGTACTGTGTGAGAGCTGTTTCTTGCTGGGCTGAAGTAAGTTTAGAGTGAACAATAAAGACGTTTGTGCGATGTTTGATGAGCTCATATAACTCGTCTGCTGTAGCAATAAAGTTTACGTATACAACTGCTTTATGCTGTGTGTCAAGGTCATGCTCGATGATGAGGTTAAGTACATTCTGAAGTAAGTCCTCTTTTTTGATGATTTGACGAACCATTGACTCATCAAAATCAGTTTTGTTAGTTTGTAGTTCAGCTGCGTGATCCCCCAATATATTTGAGTTAGACATGAATCGTGTTGGTGCTAGCCAGTTATTATCCAGTAACTCCTTTACGGAGGTTGGCTGAATATAATGATCAATTCCTTTGGTGATTAGCTTATTTGAGTTTGTTAATGGGGTTCCTGTGAATAAAAGCTTGGTGCAGTCTGGTTGGTTGACTAGTTCATAAACTGCTTGAGAGGTTCGTGAATGGAACTCGTCAATGATGATGCAGTCGTATTGGTCAAGCTGAATATCCCGGTTGGCGAATGTTTGGAAACTGGCAAGATGAACTCGGTTGTTGTGATCATATTGTTTTCCTGCAAGGATAAATGTGTGATCATTTGGGAAGTAACTTGCTAGTTGGGTGACAATTTTGCGGAAACCAACAATGATCAATACCTTGCGGAACTGATGGGTATCAATTGCTAATTCCATCATAAAGGACTTACCAGAACGCTGGGGTGAAATGATGAGATTAGCTTTATGCAACTGGATTTGCTCAACTGCTGAAGTTTGATATGGTCTAGACTGCATTGTTGCTCCTTTAAAATTTTGTGTAAATTGTTTTATTGTCTACCTTATTTTTACCGGTAAAGTAATTTGTGTTCCATGAGTTTTGCGAATATTACATTTTTGTGTTTGTATACAGCTAAACGTTTATCAATGCATTTAATATCTGCGTATCTAAGGGCTTCTTGGTATGTTGCATGAATGATCCCTTTGAGCTGTTCTTTACGAGTACGTGCTCTTAGATAAGAAGCAGTATCGGTTTGTATATCTTCCCAGTACTGGTTAAGATTTTGGATAGGTGTTTGATCAAGATCAGTTTGCATTATTTCTGGACTGTTGCGTAATCCTTTAGCTGCGGTGTACAATGCGTTTGCGTGTTTACGGCTTGTGTTAGAATAGTTTGCAATATGTTTGTTAACCCAAAGTATATTGTTAGCAGTATCAAATTCTGCTAAGACTGAACTGTAAGAGTATATAGTTCTAGCTCGAAAAGACATTCGATTTTCTGCAGTTTTACCAGATAATTGATTTGGGTATAAAAAATTTCTGCATAATCCTGCGTAGTCATAGTATCCAATTGACATAATTGAGTCCTTAAATAGTGATGTGGAGTGTATATCGTTTATAGTGAGCTGCTTCTTGAAATGTGTCAAATATTTTGTAAGTATGTGTAACTGTGCGATGTTTAAGTAATACTACATGAAACTTACCATTAATTTGTTGGATTTTTGTTCCGTTTATAGTTTTCATTCGATGCTCCAGTGAGTGTAAAAGTTAAACTAAATAGAACCCATAAAAATGGGCTCAATTAGTTCAAGAGTTTAAAACTTTTGGTAGCTTTAGGCTGCCGGCCCCATGATCTTAACGATATAGTGTGGCTCTTATCCGCTATAGACCATAGAGTTTTTGCAGATTGATCAGGATTGGAGCAATATGAGTACCAACTGGCCAATGCTGGAATTTTTCTATGGTGCGTTCATTTATAGACTTCGGTTTGATAGAGTCATACTGTGCTTGGCGAAATACTTCTGTTGTGTGTGCAGTAATAGAAACAAATGCTGCTTCAGTGGAGCGGATGATTTCGTAGTGATGTCCAAGGTTAGTGAGTTGTTGCTGGATATTGAGTTGTTCCTGCGATTGAACTCCGCCTTTAGGACGTTTGAACTCCCAGTTAAGAACTTTGCCTTCTGGTAAATATACCAACAGATCTGGAATGCCTGGAGTAAGCCCTTCACGACGAGCTTGCTGAATGATCTGAGCTTTTTGTGTTGGTGATCCAAGTAGAGTCACACCATTTAGAGAAAGATTTAGTAATAAGCTTGGGTAAAGCTGATTAACCATTGAGACTGTTGTCATCTGAAGAGTTGATTCACTGTTGCTCATAAAATTTTCCGTCTAGTGCATCAATTGCGTCGATAGCATGCTGTAACAATATCTTATGAGTTGCTAATTTTTCAGCTTCTGTGGCAAATACTGTAGGGTTATGTTCAGCTAAAAATTGACGTTGTAGTAATTTAACCAAAATATGATCTCTTGGTATAGTATAAAAACGGATCCAAGTTTCAAGTATATATGTGCTATCTACCTTAGTATATAAACGGAATAGACTACTTGGTTCTAATGAGGATGAGCGAATGCTTGTGTGCATGTCAAAAGGTACTATCTCATTACCGATAATGTATGTTAGCGCTTTTACTTGTGTATCACTGAGTGAAGGGACTTGAACATGGTCGTCATATTCAAAAAGTGAGAGAAATTGCTTTCTGTCTACTAATGATTCTTCTGTTGTAATATAATTAATAAGTCTGTTTTGCACATATACTCGACGTTCATAAAACTTGTCAGGTAAAATACTTTTAGACTCAGTTCGAAACTTTGTAAAAGCTTTTGCAAATAGTTTATACTTATAAATTTCTATTTGGATATTACTGGAGTTAAAGTTATATGCGTTTAGAGGTAGCCCATAAATAAGAGTTTTTAGATCTTTTAAGTACTTACAATCGTCAATTTTTTGCAGCATGAGTTGGTATTGAAATTCATTCATTATACGTCCTTAAGTAAGTCAATTGTTATTTGTGCATTACTTAATAAAGCTTTGCGTGTGGCAGCGTAATACTCTTTATATGCCGGATGGGCTAAATGAGTTTTGAGACAAGAAATGATGTACTCTTTTGCTGGATTATTAGATGCACCGATAACAATAACAGTTTGCACAAGAGCATCCACTTCTGCTTGGGTAGGTGTTGGTTTTCGAGGAATACCACAAATAAATGGTACAAAAGCAGAATCTGTTTCTCCAAAAGATGCAGAAAGCAATGGCACCACGAATTGACTAGCAATATGTCGTATATGCCAACGCTGCAAACGTATGTACGTAGTATTAGGTGTAGCTTGATGCAATGTTGTTAGTGTACTAGAATTTGCTAACGTATCTTGAAATTTTTGTGAAGGTTCTGGTAGATATTTACAAATCGTGTCCAGAAACTGTGTGAATATTGGCTCAGGAAATTTTTTGATTTGTTCAAAGTACTTGATAGCGTCAGCAGATGATACTTTTTTCTGTTTAGCAAGTGCTTGATCAAAGAGTTGTAAAGAAAATGCATTAGCTTGAAGGTTGGATGATACTGCGGTTGGAGCGCGTTTGGTTCCTGCTGTGAGTTCTAACTTAGTACGGAGATACTTGTTTAGGTACTGCCCAGGATTTTCTACATGACCGAGAATAAATTCTTTAGGTAAACCTATAGTTTTTTGATTCGGTAGTTGCATGGTTTTGGTGTAGCTAATATAGTCAAAAGCTGGGATTTTCATACGTGAAGATAGGTATCGTTGAGAGTGTAGTTGAAGGTAGATTATACGGAGTTCCATTTTGAATTTATCCAAATCTGAAACTGGGTTAAATCCTTCAAGTGACTGATAGTTGCTAGATGCTTCAAGTTCTTCCCAGAATTCTTTTAGATCTGGTTTGAGTTTGTTAATTGCTTGTGCTACTGTGATAGGGTTGATCATAATTAAGTCCTTAGAGTGGAGCTAAGGAAAAATCCTTAGCTCATTGCAATGTCCATAGTTCCAGTGATTGCCATAGGGTTATCAACTGGAGCTAGGAAGATAGTTGTGTAAAGTTTTCGCATGATTGGAAGCTTACTCCAAGATGCTTGGATATCGCTGTAATTGTCACTGAATGAAATGTACAACGTTTTTTCTGGATCAACTATTTTAGTTTTGATCATATCTGAGATACGTTCAAATACTTTAAAGTGACTTGTTCCACCACAGGCAATACGATTACCAAGTGCTTGTGTAAATTCTGGCTGAGTTGCGATGTCATAGTCCGATTTGATATGGAACTCTTTAACAATTTCCGTATCATGGATAAGAATGTGCAAGTCTGCGATTGATTTGGAGTGTTTTGTGAACAGATAAAATAGCTTTTGCAAACCATCGGTCGATACTGAACCGGAGTGATCGATTGACAAGATGACTGAAAGTTTGTGATCTTCAAACGTGTGTTTTGGAGATTTAAACTTATGACGGTATACGATGTTTAGGCTAGACCATTCTGAACGGAATGAGCTTGTTGTGTGGAAAACGTCTTTGCTAAACTTAGCGCTGAGTTTTTTGAACCATCCAGTTTTTACTTTCTTTGCTGCAAATGCTGCTTCGAAGATTGATTCTGTACCAGTTCCGCGAGATGCTGAAGCAAGTGCGTTTGTAACTGATTCCCCAAGATCTGTGATGATTGACTCATTGGTGTTGATAGTACGATCCCATTCAGTTTGTTCTGGAGCAAGTAACCCGTTGCTTTCATCAAACATGAATCCGTCGAATATCGTTGTGTTTGATACTTCAGCAGATTTTAAAAGTTCAACAAGAATGTCCATTTCAGACAAAGTTTCCCATTCCGTTTTGTAACGTTGGTGGGTAAGGATGTCAGATAACTTAGACTGAATTGCTGACGCAGCAAACAATTTTGTAAGTGTTGCGTTGACAACATATTCGTTTGCCATGATGCTGTAGCGATAGTGCTCAGTTGGTGATAGGCTAGGTTTATGATGTTTGATGATATTTGACATCATGCGGTAATGAGTTGCAGTGTTCATAAGTCGTGTTACTTTTAGGGCTTCACGCATGTACAAGTATGCAAAGTAAAGTGGAAACTTTTCGATACGTTTCATGATTTTTGTAAGGTGTTTTTCAGATGAATAGAAAAATGCAATGACTACTTTAGAAGTATCATCGTGTTTAAGGTAAGCCGTAACAAATTCTTCCAGTTGGTTGAGTTGTTTTGTTGGCTTTGGTAGATCTTCGATGAAGCGGGCTTCAACTGTGATTGGTAGATTGACAAATAAATTTGCGATCATTGATGAGGTTTTGCTTTGCCCGACTAATTGGTTGGTAGATTTAGCAACTTCTTTAAAAATAAAAGACTTTGCTTCGTATAGAAATTCTGGTTTAGTCATTTAAGACTCCTTATGTGTGATCTGTGATTTTACAATTGGCACAGAGTTTTATGAATGATTCGATACGTGCCTGTTTGTCGTGATTTGTGTGGCTGTAAAGAAATACCATGAGTTGATTTAGTTCCTTAAACTTATCCAGTATTATAGCATCCTTCCCCTCATAAACAAATAAATTTATGATGTTATCGTAGTCATCTACATACTTGATAATTTGTAGTAGAGGGCCCCAAATTGTTGGTTTATCATACCCAATGAATGGCTCGTCCTCAAATTCTGGGTGATCAGACAAATCATATCCGGCAATTGAAAAAGTAGTATTTGATTCGTCATCATAGTATTCTTTAATATCTAAACTATCATCAATAAAATTAGTATTGCTGATAATTTCTATTGCTTCTTCAGTTAATACTGGACAGTGACGACGCAATATAACAATGTCCCAGTCAAGACTCAGCTGTGGCACAGTTAAATGCGCGAGAGCCTGTTAGTACTCCTAGTGGGAGAACGTCTTGAAGGTTGTATAACGCCATTTCTTAAAGTTTCCTTAAAGCAGGTATTCCTGAGCTATGCCCATGAAATGTGAGCGGTTTGGAATTTCTTCTGCGAAGACTTTAGTGAGTTTTTCTTTTGATGTGTGCGCGTACTTTGAGTGTTCCATAGGCATGTTAAGAAGCTTATCAATGACAAATAAAAGTCCATCGGATAATGGATGATCTGCAGAGACGTTGATGTACTTTGTGTACAGTTCTCCAAAGATAAAGCCAACGAATACTGATTGGTTTTTGTTGGTTGTTAGAAGATCAAATAGGTATAACCCATCATCCACTGTATTAATGAAATTTGTGATATACGCGTAAATGATTGAGTCAAGTGGATCTTGTTTAGCTAGATCAACTAGCGTACGGGATGTTACTGTTTTTGTAAAGTCGATTGCTCCTACGTAGTTGACATGAGTTTGAAATGCTTGAGCGGCACTGTGTGATACTTGCATACCTGCGATGCGTTTTGCGTTAGCTTGTAGGAAGTCATCGGTGTGTACTGATAATTCAGCTGCAATCGATGTCCAAGCACGAGCTGAAGCAAATCCCTCAACAGAAGTAGTTTCTGGCTCAATACAAAAGTGGGGTTTGGCACGAAGAAATGAGGCCACCAAGTAGTGCAGACGATTACCAAATGTGTTTAACCAATGCTCGAAGTTAAATTCGATAGGTAGGATAGATAAACGATTACGTACTGGTGATGAAATACCGGAAAATCCTGCGAGTTCTGAGTCATTCATGGTAAGAATGATTGCTACATTGTCTGCGAGACGATAGTTACCGAGACGACGTTCGAGTAGGAGGCTGTAAAAGTACGCCTGAAGGTGTGGAGGAACCATATGGAAATCATCTAAAAGCAAGATGGTAGGCTTTTCAGATGCTGCGCGAAGTGTTGCGGCAATGAGTTCCGGAATAGACCAAGCTGTTGCTTGAGGGGGTGCTCCATCAATAGCAAATGCTTGATACTGCGGTGCTGCGTACTCGTTTGGTAAGCCGCTGAGGGATTCCACGGTTAAACATGGCGCTGACTGAGTGATTAGGTTCATTCGAAGTTCTTCTGCGATGAGACGAATTTGAGTAGATTTACCTGTTCCAGGTGCTCCAGCTATACACAAAGGAGCGATTAGCTTGTCTGTGATTTGACCTTTGATGTTGTTTGTGATAATGGTTAATTCTTGTTGGTTCATTTGAGTCCTTATGATATTGTGTGATGTTTGTTAGGTGTCGTCAGAGGAATTGCACCTCATCTCTAGTCAGTGACGACCAGCGCTTTGTTCTGTATTAAGCTATTCAGACATATAGAATGGCGGATTAGACAGGTGTGTATGTATTAATTGAGTTTAAGACAACACAAGCTACGTGTGCATGCAGTGACGTAGCGTAGTAATACTTATTGTGTCTGTTAGTATTGGACAGAAGGTATCTAGAATGTAGACAAAAGAAGGCCGTTATTAGCAGTAACGGGTAGAGCTTTGATGTAGTCAATTAAGACAACTACCAATGACGTACTCTACTTGAGGAATATCACATCCAACGTATCGTTCACGAGCTATGACTCTCCAACGACTGTTACTCTCTCTAGTCATAATCAGTAACATGGTGTTTTAGTCAATACTGGAATGTACTCCATTAATTTCATCGAGGAGTTTCATCCAGTGTTTAACAGCTTTAGATATCTTACCTATACGTCCGTTGTCACGGTGCATATAGTCAATGAATAATAAGTCTGTGATTGTAAGGTGTGCTGCATTAATCTTAGCTTCAAGCCAATCAGGAGCTAGCATAGTAGCAGCTGATGCTGGATCGAAGTGGTGACTGCAGTAGTATTCTATAGTTTTCATTGTGTTTCCCTTATAAATGATGGTAGTTCACCAATAAATGGCTCTAGTATTCCTTGATTAAAATCAGGTAAAAATATATAGCTATATTTAATCAAATGTAATTTTGCTGATGCTTGTTTCTTGAAACTACTATTATTTAACCAGCACCATTCGCCTTCTTTTGGATGCCAAGGTTTTAAATTATCAAACCAATTCGGAGTACGAGAAGATACTCCATAAAAGTGTGAATTATTTAGTTGTAAATGTTTATCATATTGGTCTATTACCCAGTCACCTATTTTAAATTTCATTATAGTTCCTTTATAGTATTTATTGGGGGGCAATGCAATTAGTAAGATGCTAATGTTCCAATGCTCTCTAGTAAGTACTAGAATGTACATAGCCAAGAGACTCACACTCTTGGATGATACTAAGCCCTAGTTGGTTATCTATGGTTTGTCACTTAGTCACTTTGCCTTGCGTCTATAAAGAGAGGCTGGCAACCCACCAAGCGGGTCCGCTCAAACTTATTCTTCCGCCACTATGTAGTTATTTAGATGTCACCACCGTCAGTAATATTTTCACCAGAGATTCCTGGTTTGTAACAATCTGCTCCAATGATAAATGTTAAGGAGTCACGTTCTCCGAAGAATTTCTTCATGATAGCTCCTAGTAAATATTTTGTGAAACATACTAGCCTAAGTCTTGCTTACCCAACTCGAACGATGGCACAATAACACGGATTTTACAAGTATGCTTCATTAAATATTTTGTGAAACATACTGCTCCCTGACTTTTCAGGGCTTGGCTACTACTACCAAGTCAAACATCTATACAGGTTTTAACACTTCTTAGGGTGCTGTAGTCATTAACTGTATTAGCAGTATACTTCATTAAATATTTAATGTGATATAGCGAATGACAGTGAAACATTCCTATATCGTGACTAAATCTTTAGACTTTTATTTAAAAGTTTATCACTGTAAGTTTTTTGATAGCTAATACCTCGTGCTATCAGCGAGGATAACAGTTGCAATCTCAACCAATTGAGACCACTGCTATACGATTAAACACACATAGATTGGTTTGTGACAGTATCTTCTCTAGATGACTGTGGAGAGTACACTCCAATTTGCATTTAGTTGGGTCTCTGCTATAGTGTACTCCACACAACCATCCTAAGATGGTGGCTCTAATGATTAAAAATTAGTCACAACCCATATGAGGGTTTAATGATTATTTTAGATCGTTGATGCCTTGTTTTCTTAACCAGTGTTTGGCAGCATCTTCTTTTTTTTCATAGCAACTATCTTCTTTTGCTGAAATTCCATTAAGAAGGTATGTAATAATGGTAGCTGTTTTGATACTAGCATTAGTTATTGGATTTACTTGAGAACAGTCTATCTTTATTCCATTTATTCTTCTATGCTCAATAGAGCCACCATTTAGAATGAATATTTCATCACCTATATTAAATTTAGTTTCTATTTTCATAACTCTTCCTTGAGATGGTCTGCAAATAGATATGTATGTTCTTCTGGCAATGCATCGTAAATGGCATGTGCTAATTGACGAATCTCCCATAGAGCTGATTTATCGCTACGTAGAGATAGAAGATTCTGAAGGCTGCGAGCATTGATAGTGAGTTGTTCTTCTGTCTTGTAGGCTTCTGGAAGACAATACTTTGCAAGATCATTGCTTGTTCCAGATTGGATACATTGTCTAAGATTTTCAAGAGCACGGATACTCATAAGATCTACTAGATCATTTCCAGTGAAAACAAGATATTTATGAGCTCTAGCTTTTTCATCTTTTTCAAAATATCCTTCTTCGTCAGTAAATGAATCTTCTTCTTTTAACTCTTTGAGAGTGTATCGTGTAGATTTTACGCTTGGTGATGTCATACGATGGCGACTAAGCTCTTGAAGCAGAGCACGACTAATGTCTGTGATATAGAAACAATATGTTAAGTGTTCCAAAATCGAAGCATGCTTGAATTTATTGCCAACACGATCTAAGAGTTCTGCATCTTTAGGTCCACATTGTGGTTCAAGAATGTTTGCTGAAGTTGTTTTGCCGCATAATTTGCATTCTGAATAATAACATTTTTTATTTCCATTCCATTTGTTTTTAAGTTGATGGATGCAAGTATCTGATTTATCTCCTGAGTCCCAACAAGTACGAGCTCCATTTGCTCCGATCCAAAGTGGTGAATTATGTAACAATCGCACTTTACATTGTGGTTCTAACATGGTTTATCCTTTAGTTTATTTTTCATATTGTTATTTCGTTTTCTCTGCAATACATATGTCGCCATATTGTTTGTCTAGTATTTTTATGTTACCTTCATAAGTAACTTCATATAGTTCGCCATCAATACATTCGATTGGGATTGCAGTTAGCCAAGACATATACTGTATTGCTGTAGATATTGTTAATATTGTTACTACTATTACTACAAATATTACTACTTCGCTAGATAAGTCCTTACAAGTCATTTTGAGTCCTTTGTTGTAAGCATTGATATAACTGCTGCTATACATAATGCTGAAGCAGATAGTAGTAGTGTTACTGTCATTCTTCATCCTTTATCTTCTTAGCTAATAGCTCACACATATCTGATAGAGACTCTGCTACATAATCTGGTAGAGTATGCATTCCAACCTTACCTAGTATGAATCCTTCCATCTGTGATAGTAGGATAAGCATACTAATCATCTCTTGCTTGGTCATCTTCTGTCTCCTTGTTTAGAAATATTGCTATTGATGCTGATAAGCATAGCACTGACATTGATAGCAGTAGTATTGAGAATGATAGTTCAAGCATCTTTAACCTCAATCCAACTTCCCATAATTAAACGAGAATGTATATTAGCAACAAATTGAATATCATCATCCGTCATTCCATATAATTGACACTCATTAACAAATAAATATTTAACCATCTCGTTGTTTTCGCTTTCTAAACACTTCATCTTCTTCCGACCATATCGCATCAAATGTAGGGCTCTACTAAATGTGTATGTTTCAGTCATTTTGAGTCCTTTGGTTCGTATAAATCTTCACCATCTCTACTACAATGCATACAAATTAGATGAATAATAGTATCTTCCCATTTACACCCATCACAACTTTTAGGAGCTTGCAGTGCTTCAAGTTCTGCAATGCGCTTACTTAATAGCTCATATTGTTCACTAGCATAAGACATTGTTTGCATAAATATCTCAGGTGATAGTTTGAAACCAGTTCTGAATATATATTCTACATCTTGCATTAACTTGCTATAAAATTCATCTTGTGTCATTTCACAAATCCTTCTGGAAGCGTACCATCAAATGGAGCACAGTATTGCCAAGAACTATTCAAACTATCTATATAAAATAGCTCACGCTTCTTTTGGAACACATCAACTACAATTCTTGAATAGCCATCTTCCCAAAAATAGCATAACTCTCCACACTTAGGAGTCCATACTTCTTTTAGGTCATTGGAACTATCTTCTGAACAAAGCCATTTTCCTTCTAATGTAAAAGTACCAATACAACCATCTTCATCCATAGTTACTACTGATTTATTACATGGTCTATCAGTACATAAAATACGTACTGGTTTACCGTTTGATGTGTATTGTTTGTCCATTGATATTGTCATCATAACTCCTTTATAAAACTAGGTAATGTACCTATAAATGGCTCACAGTTACTATAATTTAACCAATCTTCATCAATATGTTGTTGAGTTACCTCTATAATGGTTGGAATTTTGTAGTCTAAAACTTGTGACCAAACCCATTCGCCTACTTTTGGTTGCCAAAGTTCACAGTGTTGTATATTAATATCATAGTTTCTAGTGTTGTCTCTGGTGTCTCTAGTATGCCAACCTTTTACACGAACAGTAGTAGTGCACCCTTTATGTAAAGAATCTATTTTGCCTATACCGAATACATTACTTCTAACCCAATCGCCTACTTTAAATTCCATCATAACTCCTTTGAATGATTTAGCACATCTCGTGCTTGTTCTCTACCTAGCTTACATATACCCTTATAAGCAGTAAGAGCTTTCATATAATTACCTTGATACTTATTTAGGTTACGTCTTAATCGTACTGCTGAACATTCAGCATTGCCTTTAAACGTATAAGGACTACAAGGCAATAGGTCTCCATCTTTAATTGATATACCAAAAGCACCTATCACATAAGGTACAGCATGAGTAACATCTTGTCTATAGTCACTCTCTGACTTACAGATAGATGCTAAAACTTTGGGGATACATTGTTATCCTCAGCAGTATCAACAATTATATTAGCTTCTTTAAGTGAAGCACCATCTTCCATAATCTTAATGACAAGTTGCTGATGAGCTATAATCTCGTCACTATCATTATACTCTGCATTGCATACAGATAACTGAGCTGCTAGTGAGTAATTATTATGGTCCAATTCTGTAATTGTCTGTTCTTGTAAGTTGATTGTGTAGATTGCTACTGATACTATTAATGAGTATCCAATGATATGTTTAATCATATTGTTCCTTTAGTGTAAAAATATAACTCTAAGCATCACAGCAGTTAAGTAATGTGCTTTATAGAAATTTATTCCTAAAACGTTGTAGAGTTTGCCAGTTCAATTATTATAGCAAGGGCTAGCATTAGGCCTATAACTGGAAGCAATTCTAATATTTGCTTAGTATTTTGTTTCATATGCCAGACCTTTAAGATAGTTTGTTACTTGATAAGTTTTCCAAGGATTTCTGTGGATTTGTTTGTAGACCCTGGATGGTACTGACGTTGGACAACGAGTAGGTTGCTGCGGATTGTGGCAAGTTTTTGTGAGACAACATTAATTTCTGCGTTGAGGATTGGTGTTGCTACGAATGACATAACTCCTGCTGGGAGTGCCATTCCTTGCATGTATGTTGTAGCATATTTGGCACACCAAACTTTGATCGATACTGGGTTTACCCCAAACTGAACAGCAAGACCTTCGATGCGTAGGTTGAGAGCTGCTTTAGTTGGGTAGCTAGAGCTCATGATAAATGAAACGATCTTGCACTTTGTAGCGACATCGTAGCGTGTATGAAGACCTGCAATTGCTGCGGCGGTTGTGATTTGCATAGTTAATCCTTTAGGAGTGGTTTAAGTTTGTTAACAATGAGATCTGATAATTTATCAAGATCGATTTGTTGTGTTTCTGGGGTAGTGATAATTTGGTCTAATGTACCAAATTTATACACACACTCAAATTGTTCATGGGTGAGTAAATGCTTGCGTCCTGACCAAGGCATTTCAAGACCTTGTGGAAAGTGTTCAATGATATAGTCCATTGGAAATATTTGCCAATTAGCTTGAAGTTCTTCCATGTGATCAGTGTGAGCTTCAGTAGGATTTGACACATGCACATATTCAGGATGATTTGATTTACGTTCCCAATGAATGTCTAAAGACTCCAATACTTTATGTTTTTGTAACTCTTTGTACGTAAATGATGAATTAAAATCAAAATGATAGAGTTTCATAGGAGTCCTTTACAGGTTATTCTGTAAACGTGCAATTCCTCTTTACTCACATTGGTGGAGAATAACTCTCCTTGCTTTGAAAGCTCAATAAATTTAGCATTAACTGCATCTGCGAATATTTTAAATGACATGTGGATTCCTTTATATTTGAATTAAGGTTGGGTTGGTTTTTTATTTGTCGGCTAGTTCCCAGTAAGGCCAGGATGATGCACCACTTGCTGTCCAAGAAGTTTGACCATTGTTAAAACAGTATATCTCTCCATCTGAAAAATGAGAGAAGTAACGTCTGTGCGTGGCTCCGTCTTCTCGTACCAATACTTTTGTATCAATCGCAAGATTTGTGACGGGTCTTAGTGGAGGGTCTATTGATACTTCATCAAAAAATAAATCTGGAGCTTTATCAGTTATTTGGTATGTCCCTGACTTGGTGTAGTTTTCTAGATTCCCAGATAAAAAGTATACTTTTACTGGATAATGGGTAGTATCAATATTTTTAACTGTTCCCCATTCTTGTCTAGCGTAACTAAAGACTTTGTCTCCAACTTTAAATGATGTGTCCATTTCTTGCTCCTTTATACGTATGTGTCGAAGTGATGTGTTTCTACTATTCGTGCTAGAGCTCGGTTTTGAGCGTTTGTTAATTCTCTGCTTACTCTAGTTAATGCAACCTGTTGATCAAGAATTGTTGCTCGTAGCAATAATAGGTCTTCCACTTTTATATTTATGTTCTTGAGACCTTCATAATTGACTATATTAATAGTTTGTAAAATTGTGTGTAAATCGTTTGACATAGTGAATCCTTAGTTGAGGGCTTGTTGAGGGAAAAAAGGGTTTTTGGTTGTTGAGATATCGAAAGTCGTTTCTCTGTCATACCCTAGGTCTAAATGGAGTTTTTCGTGACATGTACTGCATAAACATACTAAGTCATCCTGCAATTCGTTGCCAAGATTAAGATAGGATATATGGTGTACTTGTAGATTGGTGCGTGACCAACAAGATTGACACCTATGCGCATCGCGTTCAAGTATGATTTTGCGTAGTTCCTGCCATTTCTCTGAACGTAGGTAGTGAGCTTTGGCATCAGCTGACATAAATTGGCCCATACTAGTACCATTATAGGGATCTGGGTTCATAAATGAATCAAATGTTGTACCAATGTAGCGAGGTGGTTTAGGTTCTGTGGAATGCTCAATAAATGGGGCTCTGGCTGGTACAAAAAAAGAAAATGGGAGATTCTTTGTGAAGTACAGCAATAAGTTAATTAAAGGTGGTAGCCATAGCCACCAGAATACGACAACGAGGACGAATATAATATAAGCCATAAATGCTCCGATATGTGGGGTTCTATCTTTTGTAACAAATAAAAAAAAGGGTAACCCAAATGGGCTACTACTTTTGATTGCTACGAAATCCTACACAGCCACAAGTTTGGCCGTGTTCATTACGAACTGCGTTGCCTGGTGCGAGTAAGTCCATACGGTGTGGACATGCTGACATAACAAGAGCTGAGACTAGGTACATAACACCTTCCTCTGGCTCTGGTAAGCCTTCAATTGAACCTAGAATAGATTCAAATATAGGAAATCCTAGGAAGTCTGATGTTTTGACAGTGGATGTTTTGATACGGACAACTCTGCCTGATGCAGGGATTGCTACGCCTGTAGTTACTTCAGTGATTGTGTGTGGTGTAAGATTGATTAACATATTAAATCCTTATGAGTAATAGCCCTACTTGAGGACTAATGGAGAGATATGTAGCTCTTCTGTGAGAGGTTCTACAAGAGCTTGGACTTGCTTCCATTCTGCCATAGCAGATGCTGGAATATTAAGGCTACGGATGTAGTCTTGCAAGATAGAGTTACGATTGGTGTGAATTTGCTTAAGGCTTGGTTCGTCTTGAGTTTTGCCGTTAGCATATACATTACGAGCAAAGTCAGCTGATTCAGCACAACAGATGATAGCGTCATGAATATCAATAGCAAAGCCATATGTATCAATGACATGACCGATAGTGTTATCCATAGGTTGGTTATCAAGACCATGAATAAGGCCTGTTATGCTGTAACGCTTAAACGATTTAAGATCAGGTACGCGAGTAGTTGTAGTGTTCTGGATACGGCGAATACGACCTGTAGCTGTGTCGAATAAGTCATATGTGAGAGTTTGCTCACCAACATTGTGGAAGCGGTTACAATAGGTATGCACTGTTTGACCGTTTACAACTAGGTTCATTTCTGGTTGCATTTTGGCATTGTTGATTAAGAAATCTTTAAATGCTGTGGCAACTTTGAACTCACCATGGTCAAGTTCGTGCTGGAACGCTACTACTTCTTGCGGTGTGTACACAATGTTCATGTCATTCCACATAGCTTGAGCAGATAGCTGAGACCCGTACATTGGGCGCATAGCTGTTTTGAACTGTTTGCGATTGGTGACAACTGGGTGACCCCAAGCATCAGATAAGTCACCTGCAAGTATGTTACAACGCTCCATGAACGGACGATGATTTAATAGTAAAGACAGGTAGCCTAAGACTGATGCTGACATATCTATTTCAATAGGGACTTGCCATTTATATGAAACAATGACTGGGTCAGCAAAGTTAAGCTTTCCTGCTATAGCACGCTTACTAAGTATGCCGAATAGTGGCGTATTACCAAATGCGTTGGTAATGTCTTGGTATGTGCGTAGAATCCATAGGTTCTCTACGATATGCTCATCAGTAGTGCCTGGATGAGTTGCTTCTGTATAGTAACATTTACGACCGAAGTCAACTTTAGCTTGGGCCGATCCGGATTTGAAACCCATAAGTTCAGCGATAAACAGGAACTTATTGCGTAGGCCTGCAGTAGTAGCTTGGTTACGATACTGTTCAGGTATAACTAGTAGTGAACGCATAACTTTGAAGCCGACTGGGTTGCCGATACGGTTGAGATCACCGCGATTGTTGCGACCACGTGGGTCACTTGTGCGCGGTCCACCTGAGTATAGGTTAGTAGATGAGAACATATATGCTTCTAGAATTTCTCTACCGAGCTCTTCGTAATTAGCGTGGTCATTACGAATATCTGGGTATTTGTCAATCATATTGATGATACCTTTGTTTACTTGAGATAGAACAAATTCCTGGTTATCAAAGATAGCTTGTGTGTCGAATGAATACTGTACTTTACCGGATTTAGCAAAGCCTGGGCGAAATAAGCCTGTATTCATACGTTTACCACGGACTTTAGTTACATTAGCACCGAAGTCTTGGTCTTCGTGGTGCAGCTCAAGTTGGTACTTGGTGAATTTGTGGAACATACGAGTACGGTCCAATTCTTCACGAGTACAGTACTTAAGGAGTTTTGCCTCGTTTAGGAATGCTTCTGACCAATTTGAGTTAGGCTTAGTGGATACTGTGATCCATCCTGCGTCGCTTAAAATACGTAATACTTGATTGTGTAGTTTAGGGTTACGGATTTGTTGTGCCCAAAACGTCATAGAAGTGGGTTCTCCGGCCCCACGAGCCACGTAATGATTCCACATAGAGCGGAACATAGCTTGGACTTCAGGAGTTACTTGTAGGTCACGTATGACTGGTAGCTCCAAACGATTGGTTAGTATTTGCTGACGAATTGTATTCATATTAAATCCTTATGTGTGTAAAGCCCTCTATATAGGGCTTAGTTTAGTCTTCGATTGTGAAGGCTGACGACTCGTCGATTTGTGCAGTTGTTGCGATTTCTTCCTGCTTCTTAGATACAGCAAGTTCTGCTTTGGCAAACCACAAGTCCATACGGTCTTGAGTTATTACTTCAGGCGAGAATTCTTTGATGTTAAGCTTAAGCATAATAGATGCAAGAAGTTGGCGCAATTTGCCCAAGTTTGGTGGAGTTGGTACTGATACAGTGCCGTCTTTGCTAAGGTACATTGGTGAACCCATAGCGTCGTTTGCTTCCGCAAGCTCAATCATGCTAATACCACATATTGCTGAGTACTGCAAAGCAAGCTCATCGGTAAATGCACCACGAGATGCGCTGATAATACCAAGAACTTGGCTAAGTCCTGTGCCAAAGAAGCTTACAGGGAAGCACTTGATGGCGTACTTTGTGCCGTCTTTTGCAACGAATGGCTTGATTTGGTTAAGCTGATTCATGATTGTGTTAAGACGGGTAAGTTCATGGTCTTTAGCGGACAATGTGCGCTGTGCTTCAATAAATGCACTATTCGTAAGGAGACTTTGAAGAGACTCAAGGTGTTGTTGATCACGGGCAACTTGTGCGTTTGCTACTGCTTCTTGTAGTTGTTGTTCGAATGTTAGAGTGTTAGTATTTTTCATAAATTAAAGTTCCTTTTTGATTGTTGTGTAGCTTGGCATTTCTGCAACGTTTATGGGATTGGCCGGATGTACTAATTAATGCCGCGTTGGTGCTAGCATTTCTGCGATTTCGAGGTCTGTGTAGCCAGCCTCTGTCAAAGTAAGCATTGCATTTTTGCGGACAAGACCCAAGTTTACGATAGACTCAACTAGGTCTGCCTTGGAGTTATTGACTAACTCTTCTGCCATTGGAACCAATGAGCTTGTGCCAATTGCTAGTGCGTTTGTGCCGTGGTCTACTACTGCCAATGAATTATCTGCGGCGTTACCGATACGGTCATAAGTTTTTCCTAATACGCCTGGTTTACGGGTTCGTGTTTGTAACATTGTGTGAATCTCCAAATTTGATGTGTAGATTTAACGTCGTTGCGGACGTCTTGGGTTGCTTACGCGACTAGATCGAGGATACGTTGAGCTTGTTTGGTGTTATAACCCAATGCTTTAAGGTCTGACATAGTTGGGTTTGTAAGACGAGTTCGTGTAGCTGTTGAGCGACGACCAACTGGACGATTGTTTTTGATGCCGATTGAGCCGATTACTTTGTAGGTTTGCATTGCTAAGTCCTTATTTTGTGGTAGGTTAGTGTACTAGACACAACATGAGCTGATTAAACTAATTCCTCCTTGTATAGGTTGAAATAGTGATTGATATGTGCAACTATGTGGTGGAAGCCACACTCGGTTAAGACTACAATGTCTTGGGCCTGTATGAGTTTGATTACGTATTTGGGCATTCTGGCTCCTTGTAAATGTTTTTGAGACGTGTTGACTCTAGCATTACTGCTAGCTCAATTATGATGTGTTTGATTGCCTTCACACTGCTAAAGCCCGAACTCGTGTGGATTCGGTATTGCTTTGGAGCGTATGCCACTACATATAACTCAACACCACGCATGAATTGTGATATTGATGTTACTTTTAGGGCTGGTGTGCCTGCTTCATATACATGTATACCTGGGAATTCAGTAACTCCCTCCATGCGAATATACTCGATAATACGTGTGTCACTTAGGTCTTTGGTAATGCGCTTTGCGATTTTTGTTAAATCTTTGGTCATTGTTAAATCCTTATGGTTTGGTGTGGGTAGGCGCTTGTGGTTGGGCGCGGACGGCTGTAGATAATATGGATGTACTAAAATATAAATAAATTAGAACAACAATAGACCGTAAAAGGTTATGAACTAATACACTGTATAAATAATAAACAACTAGTGATGAAATAGTGACCACTAAAGTTGTATAAAATTTATACAGGTAGTTGTACAGATAATAGGCATTGTTGAGTGAGTGTTGAGGAATTTAGGTAAAATTCTTGAATTTGTCTTAAGGTTTGGTTAAGGTTGAGGTCATTCTGGTTGGTGGCTTGCTTAGTTGGGTGGTGGGTTCATTGAAATCCAACAACAGCGAGACACTGCTACGCGAAGAGTTGTTTGGTTAAGATTAGATTAAGCAAATAATTTCGTAAAAGCTTCCCCAATGCTTAATATATACTATATAGACAGTCTGAATTGTTTGACAAAATTACTACCATGATGTTTTTGGATGGTGGTAATTACTACATTGTACAATCTAGTGGTATTAATATGTACATATTTAAGCTAAGTTAAAGCTAGATGGTGGCAAAATTATGAATATTTGGCTGAAGGAGTAGTAAATGACTGACAATGAAACTGTTAGAGTAGCAGTCACTAAGGATTTGACCAAGAGGTTGAAGATGCTTAGTAACATTCGTGGTAATAAAGAGACACAGAGTGCACTCATAGGAAACTTGGTAGACACAGAGTTAAAACGATTGGGCTACACATATAAAAGGTACATAAATGAACATAATAAGTAAGTACTACATTGGAGAACCGGAATGGATTAGTCCGCATAATGTGAAGATTGATGAGAAGATAGCAGGGTTTAATCCCGCCAAAGATCCTGCAGGATATGGTGCACTTAAGGATACCATTGAACGAGATGGCCAAACAAATCCGGTGCTGATGCGAGGAGATTTATTAGGTGATGGAAGAAATAGACTTCAGATTGCACAAGAATTGGGTAGAAAATTGTTAATTCAACATGTTGACCCAAGTACTCCTGATGATGTGTACATACGTTTATGTAACAGCAACATATTTGGTGTGAGAAATCCAACACCAACACAGATGGCAATCAAAGCATACAAGCTAGTTAAGCAATTTGGGTACACTGATGTTATGGCAGTTAGAATAACTGGGTTAAAAGACCCAAAAGCAATTGGGTATGTGCGATACATTGCCGATACTAGACATGCTAAAGTGATTGAACACTTAGAAGCAGAGGGTGGAAAGGCTGAGATTAAATCTTTAACCGGTGAAGTGGTGTATTTAGGAGTGGCCCTAAAGAGTATTAGAACTCAAATTGCTAAATTAGAGGAGCAAGAAATGTTAATCGTTGATGAAACAGAAGTAATTGAAGAAGCACAAGTAGACTTCAATGAGTATTTGAATACTGAAACTGCTAAGGATATCTTCTGGACAACCATTGGAAAGAATGATTCAGTATCGATAGAAGTTAAAAAACTTATGTGTGAATTGCTCAATCTAAAATACAAGCTAAAGGAGATCACAAATGACTGATAAAGATAGAATTAAACTTAAGGCACAAGATATACTCCGCAAGGAGTTACCATCAGAGGAGTTTCTGTTGGTTAGCTTGCAGGTCAAAGAGTCTGATAAAGATAAACAACTTGTGGAAATAAATAAAGCGGTAGCACTAGAGCTTGCTAAAATCATGAGAGCTGAACAGCTTGTTAAAGAGCAAGAGGATTTGGATAAGCTAGCTGTGTTGGTAGGTTTACCTATGCTTCCATCTAATAGTTTTACACTAAGTGTGTCTAAGTTCTATCAAGATAGAGGTGGAATTACAGAAGGTCAAAAGAAATCCTTGCTTAGCAACTATTCTTAACCTGAGTCCACCGAACAATAAAAATAATCAATAAACTGTAAAAGTATAAAGATTTATTAAACAGTCTGCGAAGTGAGATGTGATAAAAAAAAGGTAAACAAACTCCGAAGAGCTTGTTAAACACCAACGATACTTGGTGCTTTGACTAAGCCTGAGTGGGCTAGTCGGTATATGATGAGACCGGCCAAAGACTGGGCTGAATCGGTATCATATATGTCGGCGATAGACACCAACTCCCCTGCCTTAAAGGTAGCAAAGTTTTTGTTTAACTTAATAAACTTTTGGTTGATGATAGTCCCGAACAACCAATTACGGGTTTGAGACTTCGCAACTTGAGCACGCTCTAAATCTACTGCGTTAATACAACCAACCCACGATGGAGTAAGTTTGTTGAGAACTTCAGAGACTTGGGTTTCGGTAAGAGTAAGCTTTTTCATAATTAAATCCTTATAGTAGAGCCCGCATGGGCCCAGAGAGTTAGCCCGAAGGCACCAACACACAGTAAGAGGTTATTACTTAGACGCAATCTTAGACGCGTACTTAGCTGACCCCAACCACAAGTTTTGCTTGATAGCAAGGAACTCTAGCATAACAGGGTCTGTGGTAGTCGCAGTATCCTCAAGGATGGAGTGCATATTAGACATAGCCACATCAATTGCGTCTGATGCAGTCTCAACGAGGTTAGTCATTGAGTTAATATCCAAAGCGTCCATTACTTTAGCACCGGCTTTCACAACAGACTGTACTGCATTGAAGCCAACGATAACGGTAGTACTGGTTGTGCCCAAGAGGCCTTCTTGTTTCTTTAACATAATTAATCCTTTACTTAGTTTAAGGTCGTTCGCGGACACAATAATGGAGAACAATAGACTGTAGAAGGTACGGACCAAAAACAGCAACAACTAACACAACTTGACCGAAGTCACCGATAGACTGTAAAAGCCTTGGGGTTTTGTAAGGTTATTTGTCTGGAGCAGTTGGAAGTACGGGGGGGGTCCGGGTTGTGGCTGGGCTGGGTGGTGATATTGCCAACCTCCCCGAAAATTTAAAAATTAACCATACGTACCCCCTCATGTTAGATTAAGGTTACCTAAAGTACAATAGGACCAATGATATTACCAAAGGTATGTAATGAAGAAGAAGAGAATGAAGGTTAATGGTGTAGAGTACGAGAGTATTAGGGAGGCGGCCCGGTCAATCGTTAAGTGCGCCTGCTTAGGCTCAGAGGCCACAGTCACCCGCGAGTTGCGGTCATTGTGGTCTGGTCGTGCGCCTTGGGCTATGTACGGTAAATTCTTTGTGGAAAGGGCGGACTAACTATGAGTAACGTATTTACTGCACTATGTGTTATTAGTTGGCTTGTTGGGATTGTCCTAGCTAAAGGGTTCTGGTCTACGTTTTTTGCTATATTCTTTATTCCTTATGCATGGTACTTGGGTGTAGAAAAGATATTGCTGTTACTTGGGTGGATCTAAGATGGCACGAGGTAAAGCTAGGGAGCCGCGCAAGATCGATGGTGAAGTGTACCTGTTGCGTATAGAGTTGGATGGTAAATCTGTTATAAAGATTGGGACTACCAATCGGTGTGCGCTTAAGCGAGCATTGGAGTTATCAGAAGCTATTCATGGGGTGTATAAGTTTCTCCCAAAGATAGAGATACTGCGCAATGATCGAACACATAATAACTATGTAGTTGAGGCTGCATTACTGGAACGACTAAAAGAACATCGATACTACCCAGCATTTGAGTTTGATGGATGCAGTGAATTGGTGGAGTGTGACCTTACTATAGTGGAACTTGCGTATGTAGAGTGTATGAATGCGGATTACCCTGCACAAGTACGAAATTTAATAGAAATATAGGAGATACTGTGGCAAAAGAAGTTATAAATAATTCAGTAAAAAATTTAGTAAAGAATGTAAAAGGTGAGATGCGCCAGGCTGCTGAGTCTAATGAGTCCTTAATCACAGAAGAACTATTACGTAGTGTAATGAAGGGCCAAGTAAATGATGAAACAATTCGAGCAACACTAGAACGTATCCATAATATTGAAGAATCTGATGGGCTGCTGCAAGATTACTTTGAAGAGAAGTTTCTATCATACACAGACTTGATTGGGCCTGGGGTATCGGTTGATCGATTGATTAATGCGATTAAGTTTGTGTCACATGTGCAGACCGGGTGCTCTAATACAAGAGCCTATGAGCTTGTGTTTCCTGTAAAGACATTAGAGATTAAAGCACGGAAGAGTGATACTAGTAGTTTTGCTACGGAGTATGCTAAGTCAAAGACTGTTGTGGAGATCCTAAGCAGATCTGCGATTCATGCACATATTGAGTTCTTACCGGTGCGTAATCAGCTAATTAAGAAGTTGGTGGATCTTACCAATGGGGTTGGTGCTAAAGTGGATGACTACGTTAGCCCAACTGTGCAGTTAAATGCGGCCCTTGGAGCGTTGGATTACCTACGTCCACCGGAAGATAAGAGTATTGAGTTAAAGGTTGGGTTGAATGAAGAAGCAATGCAGATGCAACAGAACTTGGCTAAGCAAATTGCAGAGAGTGCTGAGTTAATGCGCCAACAGTTCCAGTCCGGAAGATCACTTAGAGAGGTACAAAGAGTTGGTATAGTAATCGATACTGAGATTGAGGAGTAGTAAATGAGAGGCTATAATGATGAGTACAAAGTAGAAGATCTTAGTGTAGAGGATAAGGAATACTTACTTGCTACACTTGGGGCTAGCGCGGAGCACTTAATAAACAATATTGTTGATGAAGAGGAGATGGAAGCTGCACATGCACTAGAGGCTGAGACAAAAGCTAATGCGGTGTTTGACCTTGACGCAGCACTAGATAGTTATGATCCAACATTCCCACGGTACACACCTAGTGTTGAAGCATTTGAGTTCTTCACACTAATGCGATTAGTGGAAGGTAAAGATTTTGACTTTGCAACACCGATCGCGCACTACTTCATGGTGGACTTGCTACTTGGGTATATTACAGATCCGTTAAGCTTCCCATACTCTGAAGATGTGTGTAAGAGTATTGAGATTGACCCATTGGCTATAGGATTTATGGAATCACGGGGTCTTGCAAAGTCAACAATTGTTATCTCTTTTTTTGGTGTGTACAGCGCTATTAAAGGTACGCTCCCTAACGGAATTGGTAAAGTGTACTTTTACCTATGGCTTGCTGCGTCAAGTAAAGGTGGGGCGAGGATCAATGCCTTGGCAGTACGCGCAATGTGTGAAGAGTCTGCCTACTTAAAAGATTACTTTGAGGAGATGCGATTTACAGAAACAGAATCTGAGTTTGTTCGTAAGGGTCCAGGGCCTAAGAAGAATCGATCCTTCCTAATACGTTATCAAGGTATAAATACCGGGGTGCGTGGATCAAGGTATGGTGAACGAAGACCTGACTTAATTGGGGCTGATGATGCTATCCTCAATACTGCAGCAGCGTACTCAAAGGTTATGACATCGAACCTAGAGGATATTATATATAGTGATGCGCTTGCGGCCTTAAAAGGTGGAGGTCAAGGACGATTGATCCTAACGTTTACGCCATTCCACTACAATGATGTAAACACAAAAGCTTTACTTAATGGGGCGTTTACTCCAGCTGTCATCCCAATTGCGCGAGACTTTGATGTTGAGAAGGAAGGTCTAACTGCTAGAGATATTGAGAGTAGTTGGGAAGATATGCATCCAGCAGTATCGATAGCGAAGATGGTACGTAATGCTAAAAAAGCAAACAAGTTAAAGTCATTTTTACAAGAGCGTATGTTACGTCTATCTAGTGATGCGGACCGATTGGTCCCGGAGAAGTGCCTACAGTTTTGTGACACAACCTTCATACAAGATAATCTCTATGCATATAACATATACATTACCACCGACTTCACGACGACTAGTGGAGAAACATCGGATAATAGTGGAGCTGCTGCTTGGGCATTAGGAAATAATGGCGACTGGTTCATGCTTGACCTCGCACTACGCAAAATGAGTATGACTGAACAGTACACAACTGTACTTGACTGGGCTGCACGCTACCGACGTATGGGCAAACATGTGGAGATTGGTGTTGAGGTAGATGGAAGTCAGACTGCACATATCTTTAGTCTAGAAAAGATAATGATGGAGCGTAGTGATTGGCACACATTTGCTAGGCAAAAAGGCGTGGATAAGGATGAAATCCGTAAAGGGATCCTTAGTAGAAAAGCCGGAGGAAGTAAGCATGAACGATTTAGAATTGCTGTTACTCAGTTTATGCTGCCACAAAAGTTATGGTTGCCTGAGCACCTAAAAGATACACAGGATATGAAAGAATTCCTTGAGCAAGTCCGAGGAGCGACCCATATGAACTTTGCTAGAGCGGATGACGGACCAGACTTAGTGAGTATGCTAAATCATATGGTGGTTGTACAACCGACGCAAGCAGCACGTATTGATAAGCAAGATAACATAAAACGAAGTATCTATAGTGATATGAACTTTGAAAAAGAAGAAGAAAATTACAAAGGGAGTACAGTATTCTAATGATTGAAGCACAGGACAGATTACCGGATGAGTGGTTTAGCGACGAAGAACTTGATAAGACTGCAACAGACATACTAGGTAGTGTAAGACTTGGAGTTAGTGGGCATGCTGTGCTGTACCACTTATACAAGGATGGTATCGATACAGGTATAGTGATGCTGTTGGGTGTAGAATCTGTAACAGATGGGTGTACTGCAATTAATAGAATGTGGGGTAATGCTGGGATTCATGCGGAGATTGGTGAGTTCTGTGAGGTGAGTAGTATTACAGTAGGGTACACGCTTAATGCTATTGAAATAGTACTTGATAAATGGAAGTATGAGGGGAAGTTAACTTTACCAGGTGCCAATCGGTTATATAAGTACTGCAAATGGTTTGATAACCTTGTAAAGTAAAGACAAGATTAAGGCTCTGCCAGATATAATAGAGCAAATTGTTAGTGGAGGACTCATGACTGTACAAGAAGTAATTGATATGGCTAAGTACGGTGAGCTCCGCAACCTAAAGCTTGGTGAGTTTGAAGACAAAGCTATAGTGTCCTACCTAAACTTGGGTCTTATCGAGTTGTATAAGCGCTTTCCACTAAGCATTAAAGAAGTTGTGTTAGAATTAAATACAGTACCTAATAATGAGTACTTATTACCTAACGACTGTATGTGGTTGATCTCTGCGTACGGTGAGGTCCCTGCAGATCAGAGTCAGTACACTACTATGGAACTTGATATTAATAATGAAGATAATCCTATGAGTATAAATACAGTGAGTTGGAATAAAGTCCAAATTCCTGTATCTATAGCTGGAGCGTATGTGAGTTTAATTTATGAGGCAGCACCAGATGCGTCGCAAAAAATTAGTTATGATGATGCTGGAATGTACCTTTTAGACGATGTTCAGATCCCGGTGCAGCTAGTGGAACCTCTTTTATTCTATGTTGGGTATCGCGCTCATGGGGCCATGGATGGAAGTATTCAAGCAGATAGTAACACACACTATATGCGTTTTGATGCTAGTTGTAAGAAAGTTAAAAATGATGGTATGATGACTAATGATAACCTGGACATGCGTTATAGAGTGAGAGAACGAGGATTTATGTAATGCCTAGACGACAAACATCACTTATAAATGCATCTGATACTGCAATTGCTCGCGAGATTGATAGTAAATATGATGCTGTAAAAACTGTTGCAGATAATATTTCACATATAAATTCAGTAATAGATAACGTTGAAGACATCGTAAACGTGTCAACAAACATACAGAATATATTAGTTGTAGCCGAAGACCTGAAGGAAGTAGTATCAGAAGTAGACGTTGTAGGACAAAACCTGCAAAAAATTAGATCAGAGATTGATGTTGTTGCTAATAACATAGAACTTCTAGAAAATGTTGCTGCTATATCAGATAGCATTGTTCTTGTTGCTGATGTAGTAGATAGCATCGAAGTGTTGGCTAATCCGACTACTCTATCCAATATTGATGTTGTTGCTGACGCTGAGGTCATAGCTGTTCTTGGTACTGTCAGCACAAATATAATTGATATTGTCGCAACTGGCTCCAATATCATCTCAGTAATAGATGTAGCTGCAAATCTTTATGATATAACTACTGTCGCTAATGATTTAAGTATGCTTGCTGGAAGTAACATAAATAAAGTTGGTATGAATATTGATGATGTAATTATTGTTGCAGACAATATTGCTGATGTAAATACTGTAGCAAGCATTTCATCGACAGTGCATAACGTGGTTTTAATAGTAGAAGATATATCTGTTGTGTCAGAGAATATCGCAGATATAAATATTGTAGCAGATGCATCTAGCTCATTGCAGACCGTAGCTGCTAGTATTGGTTCCATAAATAATGTATCTACTATCTCAAGTGATATCATTTCAGTTGCTAACAACTCTATAGATATTAGTACGGTTGCGAATAGCGTAGCGTCTGTTGTTGACGTTGCAAATAACCTACCGAATATAGATATTGTGGCTACGAATGCTACATCTATATCTAACGTATCTGCAATCGCGCAGTCAGTAGTAGAAGTTGGAACAAACATAGCATCTGTAGTTAATGTATCTGAATCTGCTGATGCTATAGACGCATTAAATGCAATATCGTACAAGATAGATTCTTTATATTCCTCACTAGCAAGTCTAACATCAATTTACTCGGACAAGACTACACTAGATACTATTTATGCAATGAAGTCTAAGCTAGATTCATTATACTCAGATAAGTCTGTTTTAGATTCAGTGTACGCAAACATTGATGATATAAATATTGTTGCATCAGCAGATGCAAATATCACAGTAGTTGTTGACAACATTGATAATATAACATCACTGGTAGGATCTATGGGTGACGTTGAAAGTGCCATTGCTATAGCAACAGACATCACTACAGTTTCTTCTAATATATCTGTTATACAGGATGTAAGTGACAACAAAGACAACATAAATACTTTGGTTGCTAATATGGCTTCTATCTTAACAGTGTCCGATGACCTAAATGAGTTGGTAAGCGAGATAGATGTTGTAGGGCAGAACTTGCAAAAGCTTGAATCTGATATTGAAACAGTATCTATAAATATTGACAAGACTGTAACTGTAGCAAATAACATTGCGAATGTAAATACTATTGCTGACAACATTGCAGCACTATTAAATGCAGGGAATGCTACAGCCTTCGTAGAGCTTGAGTTCGTTGGGACTGAAGCCCAATCTAGCTTTGGATTTAACTACACAGACTCTGCTGCAATAGAAGCTTTTTATAATGGTAGATTGCTTAGTCAGTCGGACTGGTATCTAACAGGCGGTAATACGCTTATCTTAGTCATGCCTATTGATGCTACTGGAGATGTTATTACTGTACGTACATGGAACAGATTTTCAATAACAGATGCGATCACAGATGAGGACTTACAAGTTGCACTTAATAATACCTACTCCAAATCAGAAATTGATTATAAAGTAACATATTTAACAGATGCTATTAGTGTGAACACAAGAGCAATTGCAAATATGTCATCTGCACAAGCTAGTTTCAGCAGTAGCACATATCCTGCTATTGCAAGTATTCCAATCACTCCAACCCAACTTCTATGGGATGTAGATGTAGTAAGTACTAATGCTACTATAATGACAGTAAACGCCAACAACACAATTACGTTCCTAGGAGATGCCAGTTTTAATTTCATATCCACTATAGAACTAGTGGCTCTAACTGCTAACCAAAGGCATATAACATTTACATTAGTAAATGTAGCAGATAATAGTATAATAGGTCAGGAAGTAAAATCTTTAGAGTATCCTAATGGAACTACATTTGAAGCTGGGTTTAATACGCTTTTGACCATAGGCAGAAATGGACTGCCGTCTGCTCCTGTAACTATTAGGGTAGAAGTTAGAGTAGACAGTATGGGCTATAGACTAAACTCATTCAAGTCTATACTTATTTCAAGTAGCTTGTACGATCAGGTAGCTATAGACGTAGGAACCATTCCAGATTTTGAGGATGCACTATAATATAACAACTAAAGGAGTAACCCCTAAATGAGTAGAATTCGAGCACTCATAAGAGAAGACAGTAAGCAGATTACATATGGTACTAATAGCGTAGAAAATTCACTACTTAGAACCACTGAGAAGATATTGATATCTGAAAATAGTACAGCTTTGCTCCCAAGCTTAGCTCTTGGCAACATAGTATGGAACATGGCATTGTTGTTTGATAGTGCTGAGTCTAGTATGATATCTAAAGAAGTTACAGTTACTACAAATGGTACACATGTGCTATTTGATAGTTCAGATAACGTAAAGGGAATGTATTGTATAGTTTCCTACTTAACATATAAGGAGTAAGTGTGATAAAATTAAACGATCATTATTTTATTGCCTGGCTCAACATTGTTAAAGGGTATGAGTTTGTAGTTGGCAGGAATCAGATATTAGTCTGTATGACTCCTGCTCAATATACGCAGGCTAAAGAAGAATATGAGTTAGGACACAAACCTATACTCAAAGAGATAAGACGTACTGTAAAACTACTTGCGTCATTAACCTCTAAGTCTGAATAGACAAATTTTAATAACATAAGGAGCCACATATGGCTGTTTTAACTCGTTCAAAAAGTACTGTATACGGTTTGGAAACAAGTCTTACTACTCTACAAACAAATATCGATAATGAAGCTGCTGCTCGTAGTACTAAAGATACTGCTCTTCAAACAGAAGTTGATGCTTCTCAAGTTGGTGCTGGCTTAGCTGCTGATGGTGCATATGTTGTAAATGGTTCAAGTAACTATATTGCTGCTGCTGTTTCTCTTGGAGATGCTGACGTTAAGCTTGATGCTGCAATTAAAGCTGCTGATGATCGTGCTAAAGGTGTAGAGGGCACTCTTTCTGAGTTGACTACTGCTGCAAAAAGTAATATCGTTGCTTCTATTAATGAAGTTGTTGCAAGTTTTGCTGAAAAGGTCTCTGAACTTGAAGATGTTGATCTAGGATTGTCTGGACGCTTGGATGTTGTAGAAGGTGATGCTTCTACTGTTGGTTCAATCGCTAAAGCTCTTGCTGATGCAAATAGTTACGCTGATTCATTGAACGCTAGTGCAAGTTCTGATATTACTGCTATCGAAGGTCGTCTTGATATTATTGAAGGTGATAGTACTGTCGAAGGTTCTATGGCTAAAGCTATCTCTGATGTTATTAATGCTGCTCCTGAAGCACTTAACACATTGAAAGAAATTGCTGATTATATCAATGTTGATCCAGATACTGATGTATTGTCTGCAATTACAAATAAAATTACAGATGCAAAAAATGAACTTAAAGGTTCTGTTTCTGAAGCATTCGATACTCTTGAAGAAGTAGAAGATGCGATTAATGTTCTTAATGGAGATGTAAGCACTGTAGGTTCTGTAGCTAAATCTGTTGCTGATGCTAAATCTGCTATCGAGGCTGCTGCTGCTACTGAGCATAACGCACGTGTTGCAGAAGAAGGACGTATCGAAGGTCTATTGGATGATGAGATTGCAGATCGTGAATCTGAAGTAACTCGCCTTGAAGGTCTTATTACTGCAGAAGAAACTCGTGCTATTGCTGCTGAAGGTACAAAACTTGTAAAAGCTAACAACCTTTCTGATCTTACCAATGTTGCTACTGCTCGCACCAACATCAGTGTTTATAGCAAAGCAGAAGTAGATAGCGCAATTACAGTTGGTGGAGCTATTTTCTATACTGAAGGACTATCTGTAGCTGCTGATAAAATCACTCTTACGCATACTCCAAAGAATGGAATGATCTTCAACTTTGCAACTGTTCGTCACACTGATGAATTGTTCGTATCTTACGACATTCCTGTAACACTTGTATCAGGTAAAGAATATCAATTGCACCCAAATACAACTGGACAATTTGATGGCAAAGCTGTTACTGTTCAGTATCCATATACTGCAGAGTAAGCTTTAAAATAGTATATAGTGGGCTTTCGAGCCTACTGTTGCCTATTAGCAACGATATATTGCGACACTTACCACTTAAATATAGACGTATATTATTTGTCTATTTAAAAATTTGTTAAATCATGAGGAGAGGTTAATGGCTATTGTTTTGTATAAAAATGCAGATCGCACAGTAGATACTATAAGTGATAGAAATAGTATAGATAAAAAAATAGACAATATGGTTGTTACTGTATTAGATGCAATTTCTGATCCAGATGCAGGTAGTGGTGTTGCAACGTATCGTTGGAGTGCGCAACTTAATAAATGGTTACTGATAAGTAAATCTACAGTTGAAACAATGTCTTTTGAGACTGTTGAGTCCAACATCGTAGCGGGTAAAATTATTCCACAAAATGTGCCTAGTAATAATGTTATATGGGACATCTATGTAGTTGATGGAACCACGATCATTAACGAGCTTCGTCTTGAGGATGTAATCGTAACTCCTACATTGATTAGTGGTCTTGGATTATACGATGGCTATAAATTACGTTATACGTATGCATATGGTTCTGTTACTCAACAAATAACGTCGTACGTTGACAGTAAGATTGCTGACATGGTTGCTGGTGCTCCAGTAGACCTAGATACATTTAAGGGAGTGTCTGATAAGATTGCTCTAATAGAAGATAGTATTTCTGCAGCTGATTCTGCACTAGGGAATATACTTGAATTTGAAGGAGCATTAACATGAACTTAGCACAACGGATAGCGCAGGAGTTTAAGACAATC